GGTGGCTGTAGCTCAGTTGGTAGAGTCCCAGATTGTGATTCTGGTCGTCGTGGGTTCGAGTCCCATCAGCCACCCCAAAAAACGCAACGCCGACAAGGACTTAGGCCCTTCGGGGCCTTTGTCGTTTTTGGGCCGTGGGAAAATAAAGCGGCCCCGTGGGAAATCAACTGTGCCCCGAGTGAGCGAAGCAATACCCGCCACGCGAACAGGCTTCCAGCCATTCAGGCACGTTGTCCACAGGTTGGCCTGGCACACGGCCCAGGCAAGGCTTGCCTTTTGATGTCCTAGACGAGCATGGAACCAAGCCACCAGCTGCAAGCCACGCCGCGTGCTGTACCTCGGTGAATCCGAATGCCTCGGCGAATACTGCGCCGGGCTCCAGTTCGTAGCGTTTCGCCTGTTCGTGCGTCAAGGTGGCAACCGGGCCGTCTCCGTGGAGCCCTTGAGTTGCGATGCAACAGGACAGCCGGTGACGCATCGTCACAGTGACCTCCGCTTTATGTGCCTCGTCCGGTCGTAGACCCGGGCCGTGGTGCCAGGATCGGCGTGCATCTCGGGTAGGGCACCGTGCTCGAGCTTGTGGTACGTCGTGTAGTGCGCCCGCAGGTCGTGGAAGGTGAAGCGCTCGAGCACCACCCGCTCGGCCAGCGCCTTGTCCATCAGCCGCGCCCACATGGCCTTGAACCCCGGCTCGCTGTACGGGTTGCCGGTCCGAGGTGCGGCGAACACCGGCCCCATCGGGTTGAACTCCGGCCGGGCCCGCATCCGCTCGAGCACCACGCGCAGGCGGTCGCTGATCGCCACCAGCTCGCGCTTTCCCCTCGAGCCTCGCTGCTTGGCCCGCTGCAGCCTGACCAGCTCGTCGTCCACCTGCGGCCAGTGCAGGCGCAGGAACTCAGCGCGGCGGTTGCCGGCCAGGGCAGCAAACTCGGCCATCGACACCAGCACCACGGCGCTGTCGCCCTGCCGCAGCGCCCAGGCGGCGAACGCCTCGAGTTCGTCTCGCTCCACCAGCCGGCCGCGCGGTTCCTCGCGGTTGCGGCGCACCTCTTTGCACGGGTTGCGGTCGATGTCGCCCCGCTCGACCGCCAGGTTGAACAGGTTCGACAGCAGGGCCACTTCCCGGTTCGCAGACACCGGCGCGTCGGCACGCTCCACGCGCAGGTACTTGGCCACGTCGGCCGGCCGCACGGCGCTCACCACGGCGCCGGCCCACACCTTCTCCACGATGCGCCACTGCTCGGCGTAGACCCGGCGCGTGCTCTCGGCCAGACGCTTCCACTGCGCGCTGTCCTGGTACAGGCGCCACATCTGGCCGATGGTGCCCTGGTCCGTGGCCCGAGCGTTCAGGTCCAGCACCTGGCGCAGCGCGGCTTCCCGGTCGGTGCCCAGGCGCAACCATTTGCCGTCGTGCTGCAGGAACCGGTAGGTGATCAGCCCGTCCTTGCGCGGGCGGGCCTCCATGCGCGGCAGCAGGCCGGCGCTGCTCGAGCGGTCGCGGGGGCGGGTCATGCTGCTCTGCGGCTCCAATTGATGCCGTTGGCGGCCTGCTGCGGCGCCGCGATGCCGCTGATGGCGGCTTGGAAGGCGGCGCGGCCGACCAGCAGTGTGCCATCCGGCCGGCGCCGGTACGGCACGCCCCAGCGCGCCAGCACTTTGGCCTGCGATGTGGGCCGGCGGCGCGCCGTGGCCGCTGCCAGTTCGTCGTCGCTCAGGAACAGGTCGGTCACTGCATCCCCTCCCTGCTCGGCGGCGGCTCATCCCTTTCGGGCACGTCCTTGGCCTCGATGTCGTCATCTCGCTCTTCCTGCCACGGTGCCCAGCGCTCGGCGTCGCGCTGCTGGCGCTGCTCGCGGATGTCCCTTTTGCGCATCATTCGCTCCCTTGCCCGGCCACGTATCCAATCAGGAATGCCAGCGCCACAAGGAAGATCAAGAACGCAATCTGGTCGCTCGTAAAGTCCATCTCAATCCCCTTCCTTGCGAGCGTTGTTGATCAGCGTTTGCGCGCGGATCAGCGCTTTGCAGGCCATGCAGCCGTTGTCGCGCGACTCGTGGCCGGTCATGTGGTCCGGGCACAGACTCACGAAATCATGCTGGAGGCGGCCAGAGCCAACGGCGATCAGGTCTTCAAGGGCAAGCGACGTTTCCGCCGCATCAGCCCGCAGCGCCTCTACCTGCGCCTGCAGCTCGTCACGCTCTGCTGTGAGTGACGCAATGGCATCGTGGAGGGTCTGTGCGAGCTTGTGCTTTTCACCGGGCCATGCATGCTCGCGCAGCACATAGCCATTCCTTGCCACGTAGTCGGCTTGATCGCGCATCCAGGCGTCCGCTTCATGCTTGTAAGAAAACCCAATGCAGTACGCCGACTCGTCGGGCGTCATCACGTACCAGCGCCTTGCCGGCGCCGTGATTTCCAGCAGCCTCAGTGCTGCCTGTGTGGTGGTGTCGGTCATTGCACGGTCTCCAGGCGCTGCGGGAACTGCGGGCCGTTCTTGCGGATGAAGGCGGCGGTTCCTTCCAGCCGCTGCGCCGCGATCTCCCGCCCTTCGTTGCAGGCCATGAGCAGGCCGGTCACGCTGGCCAGCTTCATGAGCACGTTGCCGATGTCTTCCCTGGACTGCATGTCGCAGGCGTTCAGGTACTCGGTGATGGCCTTCGTGGCGAGGGCCTCGGCCTGTTGCTGGGTAACGGTCATGTCGTCTCCTTGATGCTGGGCGCCGGGTGCTGGGATCGGTCATCAACCCGGTGACAGTGGAACGTCTTGCGCCCGACGAAGAAGCTGCCCAAGTGCTCGCACTCGCTGGCGATGGTGCTGTGAGCCCAAAGCCAGCCGACAAAGACGCCAATGGCAAACGTTGCGATCAGCCATCCCATCACCGCTCTCCTTCGCCGTGCGGGGCTGCGTCAGCCTCATGCAGCGGTCCTGTGCAGTACGGGTCGCGCTGCAGGCGGGCCATTGCTTCGCGGATGGCCTGCCGTGGATCGTCCCGGTACACCTCACTCGCCACGCGCTCCGCTGGTCGGCCCTGATGGTGCTGCACCGTCCGCCAGCCCACGTCGTCGTCGCCCAGGCTGAAGCAGCGCAAGTCCAGCGACTCAGAGCCCAGGAAGTCCAGCAGCTGCGAGTCCTCTGCCTGCGGCACTTGTGCGGCCCCCTGCGCAGCAGAGCGTGCTGCCAGCAGAGCCTTGCGCAGCTGAGGGATGCGCTTGTCGCGGAGGTTGGTGAACGTCTCGTACACGTCGTCCGGCATCGCCTTGCCCATGTACTCGGCGTGCAGCTGTGTGCGGTAGCCGGACGCCTGCTCAAAGTCCGTCAGCAGTTGCTCGAACGCCTCTCGCTCTCCCTGCGCCACAGGCTGCGCAGCTACACCGGCGGCGATGGCCCGCGCCTCGTCCACCTTGGACTGCGTGACATGGCCGGCCGCCACCAGCAGCTGCGGCACGTAGGCATCGCCGGCAGGCTGCGCAGCGGGTGGGTGGGCGTAGAGCGATGTGACCACCAGCGCAGGCAGGGGAAAGCCGCCTTGGGTCGTCGCAAACCGCACGTCCTCATCGGTGGGCCTGGTGGTCCACAGGGCCTGCTGCTTGATGGGCTCGCCCGGGAGGCCGACAGCCCAAGCCACAGGCTGCTGCTCCCCGAGCCGCGCCAGTAGTGCGCGCTCGGTGGCCCGGATCAGGTCAGCACCGGTAGACCCATCGGTTCCGTACCACTCGATTTCAAGCGCTTCAACCTCGGCCGCGGTCAGCAGCTCTGCGTGTGGGGTGGGGGTCATTGCGGTGCCTCCCAAGGGCGATTGAGGTTGCAGGCCGGCCCGGTCACTGGCTTGTCGGTCAGCAGCCCTTGCCGCTTGCAGAGGTGGCGTAGGTAGGCAATCGCCTCGGAGCCCTTGACGACGAAGATCGCCGCCTCGGTGTCTGCCACAGTGCAGCCGCCCATGAACACGCTCACCGCGTCGGTGTCCTTCTCGGCCGCCTCAAGAAGCTGCGTCACCGTTCTGCGGTCGCTGCGCAAAACGCTTTCGCGGCTCGTCTTGTCTGTGCTCATGATTGCACCTTGGTGGCGTCGATCTTCTCGACGGTGATGCGGTAGGTGGGCACGCCGTTGACCGACACGTCAACCGACTTGCCGCTGTGCAGGACGTGCTCGATGACTGCGCCGCAGGCCGGGCCTGTCACGTCCTGTTTGCTCGCCCAGGTGGCTCCATCCTTGGCCACGGTCCCCGCGTAGATGCGGCCGGTAAGCGGCGATGTGCCGACATGCAGGGGCTTCATTGCTGCTCCTTGGGGGTGGTACCGGCAGGGGTGATGCCACGCAGCCCTGCGCGCACTTCCATCCACAGCTTGCCGAGCATGTTCTGGCCGTCGCGGTTCGGCCCCCAGCCCCAATAGTCGTCGCGCCAGGAGTCTTCGATCAACTCGCGGTCGCCGGTCTCCAGCAGCTTGCGGCGCACGTACTCGTGCTGCGACGCCTTCGCGCGGAGGATCTCCCGCATGATGTCCACCTTGACCGCATCCCAGTCGGCGCGGCGGTAGCCCTTCCAGCGCTCAGCGAGCTTGAATGCCCAGTGGGCTGAGGGTGCTTCCTTGATGGACATGGCGAGGTTGCGGCGCTGGAAAGCGTCGTTGACGGATTCGCCGACCCGCTCATAGGCGAACTTCTCGTAGTGGTAGGCGTGCTCGCTCGTCGGGAACGTCAAGCCGTTGAACTTCAGGTTGAAGGCGCTGAAGTTGGACAGGACGTAGAAGTCCTGCTCGTAGAAGAAAACCTGCTGGTCGTTGTCCAGCTTGTGGTGATCGGTCAGCGGCACCAGCGCGGGTGCCTGCGGGCTTGGTGCGGTGTCCACAAGGGCCAGCCCACCGCATACGTCCAACACCATCATCGCCATGTTGGCCACATCGGCGCTGTACTCCTGAATGCCGGGGCCGTCGTTGTTCTTGACGGCTTTCTGCAGCTTGGCGAGGTGGTGGTACACCTCCAGAAGCGCGGTGCTGGCCGACATCTGAAGCCACCCTGGGCGGTCGCCCTTGCCGCTGTTGGCGTGCAGCTCGCGGCGCATCAGAGACAGGAACGGCATCAGCACGTCGTCGTACTTGTCGCCCACCGGCTGCGCTGCAGTGGGTGCGGCCTGGGGTGCGGGAGGGGCAGCGAGATCGTCATGCCGCGGCCCGATGAGCGATTCGGGGTCACCTCCGGCAAAGCGGATCACCTGGCGCCACACGCCATCCAGTGTCCGGCGGTGCACGTTCTGGATGGGCCGGTCCTGCACCTGCTCTTTCCAGCGGCCAACGGCCCAATCCACCACGTCCGCTGGCATCGGGTGCACGGGCGTCACCGCGCCAGTGCCGGGGATCGGCAGCCAGCCGATGGGCTTGCCCTCGCCACGGCAGTAGCAGTCATGGTGCCAGGACCAGCCGGCAAAGTGCCACGCCGGATCTTCCTTGGGGCCGCCATCGACGCCGTAGGAACCGATACTGACGCTCATCGTCTCGTCGTAAAGCGGGTGCTCGTTGTCATCGATCAGCAGCAGCACGGGCGTGCCGTCCGTCGGTGCCGTTGCCATCGGATTCCACGGCACCGTGGCCGCTGCATCCTGCGCAGGGGTGGGCTGGGATGCGCGGGCGGCGCGCAGAGCCTCTCGATAGGCAAACGCACCGTCTAGGAATGCCCCGGTGAACTTAGCGGCCATGTTCTGGCACTCCACCTCACGCCCCCGATAGAGCTGCTGCTTCCCGTCGCCCGCAACCACCGCATGCCTGTGGAACATGCTTTGGTCCGAGGCCACGGCCTGGTATCGATGGGCGGCTTCAGCCTCTAGGGCCCGCATCGGATCGCGCAAAGCATCCTCGTAGAGCGGAAGCCCGGCCGGCGCATCCTGTGCTGCTGACAGTGCAGCGCGGGCGGCTTCGCGCACTCGCCGGATGGCGAGGCTCACAGCCGTCGGCATGCGCATCGCGTACGGGTCGAAACCGGATCGCGTCGGCTGCTCCTCCAGCACGCGATCGAGTTCTTGAGCGGCCAGAAGCAGCTCAGGAGTTGAGGTGGCGTCGCTCATGGCAGAGCCTTTCGGTATGCGTCGTTGATCTCGGCCATGCGCGCCGGGTCGCCACCGCGGTCCGGGTGGTGCTGGCTGGCCAGGCGGCGGTAGGCGTCGCGGATCTCGGTCGGCGTGGCGCCGGCGGGCACGCCCAGCACCTCCCACCAGCTGCGCGCCGCACCCGGTGCCGGCAGCGCGGTGAAGCCGGTGAACGCGGCTTCAAGCATGTCGCCCGTGCCCCAGCGCGCGATGCCGCGCAGCGCCTCGATGGTCTTCGCGATGGCCTGCATGTTGTGCTCGATGCGGTCCCACCGGTCGCACGCGAACGACATCTGGCGCTTCTTGTGGAGGAAGTAGACGGCCACGCCCGGGTCGTCCGGCTGGCGCTGGTTGGCCAGCGGCAGGCCGTCGCGGCGCAGCGCGATGTTCGTGCTGATCACGACCTCGGGGTCGCGCGCGAACCGGCCGCCGGCGAGCAGGGTGACCTCCCGCACGATGTTGTCGCGCGCCCGGGCGAACGTCGTTTCGAACTTGGCGCGCTCGCGGCGCCAAGCCTCGGTGCGGGGCCGGCCTGCGGGCCAGGCCAGGGGGTAGGCCTCGACGGTCATGACACGACGTCCAGCTCGCCGCCCTCGCTGTCGCTCTCGTCGTGCTCGGGCCCGGCGGCCTCATGCACGGCTTCCGGCGACAGCCCTAGGGCCTGGGCTACGGCCAGGGCTGCCGCATCGCGGTCCGGGACCAGCTCCAGCGCGCGGGTCATGGCGGCTTGCACGGTGGTGCGTTCGACGATCTGCACCATGGGTCAGCCCTCCGCGCTGTCGTCGTCGCCGCGCGCGCCCGGCAGGTCCAGGAAAGCCCGAGTCGCACGGTCGGCCGCAACGCTGGCCGGGTCTTCATCGAACAGGCTGCCCGTGTCATCGCCACCGGTGGTGCCATCAGCGCCCGGATGATCGGCGTGGAATGCCGCCAGGCTGCCGTCGATGGCATCCGGCTTGCGCTCGGGGGCCAGCAGCTTCAGCTGGATCTCGTGCTTGTTCAGCATGGCCAGCCGGCCGGCCTTGAGCTCGTCCAGGTCGCTGCTGCCGATACGCAGGCCCAGTTCAATGCTGCCGCCCTCGTGTGGCGTGACGACAAAGCCGTCAATCTTGGCGCCGCCCAGCTTGATGTCGCTGGTTTCGTCGATGCCGAAGTCGATGATGACCGTGTAGCCGTTCAGTTCGCCCTTGAGCGCCAGGCGGTCGATGACGTTGTCACGCCGCAGCGGCAGCGCGATCCGCTCCATGCCGTCAAACTCCGGCTGCGGTTCCGGTTCCTCGGGCGACTTGTAGAGCTGGGCGCACAGGCCCTGGCTCAGCTGGTCCAGCAGCGTGTTGGCGGTGGTGATACGGATGCCGAGGGTAACGGCCGGCACGTCCTGGTCGCCGTGCTTTTCGGTGCGGTTGGTGACGGTGGCCAGCTTGGCCGGGGTGGCGTCGAGCAGTTGGAACATGATCAGCCTTTCGGGATGGTGGTGCTTTGGTCGCGGGGCGTTTTGAGCAGGTTGTGGGCGGTGGTGACGCTTACGGAAAGGGCTGCAGCGATCTGCCTCAGCACGGCGCCCGAGGCGCGCATAGCACGCGCGCGCTCCTGGTACGCGGGTGGAAGGCGCCGATAGGTGCGGAGGCCTGTCTCAACGGCATGCCTGTTGTTGTGCGCGCGGTCGCACCACTCAAGGTTGGATGCTCGGCAGTCCGCTCGATCACCGTTCAAGTGATTCACATCGGTGAAAGTCTCAGGTGATGCGTTTGGCACCCAAGCCAGAGCAACGGCCCGGTGAACGCGACACATACATTGGCGCTGTCCGATGAACAGTGCGACCGTGGGGTAGCCGTGGGAGAGAGCCGCACGCAGCCAGCGGCCTCCGTGCCTGCTCTTTCCCATGGTCTTGGCAAACGACCAAATGCGTCCGCACTCGGTTACGGCATAGCGACCTTCAAAGCCGGGGATCGTGCGAACCGGCATGTCTGGCTCAACGATGGGTATGTGCTTGCGCTTGGTCATATCAACGCGCCGGCATGCCCAGACGGGCCCAGCCGACGATCTCTTCCTGGTGCTGGTGCAGCACCTTCCGCGGCTTGTCCGACACCGCGCAGTCGCTGATGACCTGCTGGCTGCCGGCCACGAAGGCACGCTGCAGCCAGCGCTCGATCTCCTCGGGCTTGACCACCGGAGAGACCTCGGCCGCGTACTGCCGGGCGCTGTCGATGAGGGTCATGCGGCCCTCCGTTCGACCTCTGCGACCATCGCCTGCAGCTCGCCCTCGAACTGGCGGCAGGCCGCGATCAGCCGCGCGATGTAGGCGTCGTCACGCTCGATGCGCTGGGTGTAGAGGCGGAAGCGCTCGCTCTGCCGCGGGTCGTAGCTGGTGAAGAGCCACCAGCTGCGGCCGTGCACAGCCATGTTCCCCTGCACCTGGGCGCGGTGATCGGCCGGCATGCCGTCCAGCCACGTGGCGATGTGCACCGCCTCGTCGTGCGGGCACTTGTTCTCCCATCCGCCGTCGGGCTCGATGAGGCCGTCAGCGCTGGCGCCGATGAACGGGTACGCCGGGTGCAGCTTGAACGCGGCAGCTTCGATGATGTGGCCGGTGGCCAGCTCTGCCGCGGCCTTGGCGAAGGGCTCCAGGTCGGTGCCCCAGGCCAGGGCCTTGCCGGTCACCGAGTGCTTGGCTGCAGCGGCCAGGCGCTCGAAGCACAGCTCACGCATGTACTTCTGGCGCGCGGCCGGCGAGCCCAGTACGTCGTTGAACCGGCTGGCTGTGATCTTGCCGGCACGCTGCAGGTGCCAGTCCTCGGTGCGCTGCTCGATCACGATGCGGCGCCCTCGCCAGTGGCGCCCGCAGCTGCAGCATCGGCTGCGGCCACCTCGGCCATCTTGCGGTCGGTTTCCTGACCGATGGCGCCGATGCGGTCACGCTCGCCCAGGCCGATGGCGGCGCGGTCTTCCTTGGGCAGCTTGCCCCAGGCTGCCTTGAATGCCTCGAAGCCGTTGTTGTAGGCCTCCAGCTCCAGCTGCTCGATGATCTTGTCGTGGGCCGGCGTGCGGTCGGGCTTGGACGCGGCGGCAGCAGCACCGACCACGGCGGCCGGTGCGTTGCGCGGCGGCGGTGCGGTGGTGGCGCCGATGCCCGCTGCAGCGCCTTCCTCCAGCTCGTCGGGGGTGTACACGCCCAGGATGACGTCGGGCGCATGCAGGCGGCCCCAGCGCTTGGCGGCCAGGTAGGCGATCTGCTGGCGCGGGTCGGCTGCCCAGTTCGGCGAGTTGCGCACGCTGCCCACCTGGGCCATCGTGACTTCCAGCAGCCGCGGCTTGCCCTCGCCGCGCATCGTGGCCCACACGCGCACGCCGCGGTCTGCGCTCTTGTCGGCCTTGCCGTCGACGTTGGTCCAGGTGCCGAACCACTCGAAGTCCAGCCGGGTGGCCAGGGCCTTGCTGTTGTTCAGCACCGCGATGATGAGCTGCGCCTCGTAGCCGAGGGCGCCGTTCACCAGGTGCGTCTTCTGCGCGACGGCGTTGTGATCCATGCCCCAGCGCATGGCCTGGCCGATGACGGCCGCGCAGTCGCCGACGTTGCCCTGCAGGTGCTTCGGGCAGGTGATGCGGCTGGAGGCCATCACCTCGGCCAGGCGCATCACCTTGTCCAGCATGTCGTCCTGCAGCAGGTCGCGCACGCTGAAAGGCTGCTGGCGCAGCAGGCGGTCGAGTTCGGACGAGGCACCGGTGGCCTCGTGTGCAGCGGCGGCGATCTCGCCGGTCTTCGGGTCAGCCTGCTGTGCGGCGGTCATGGTGGCGGTGGTCATCGTGGTAGCTCCATGCCCGGAGACTCAGCCCGGGCGTCGGTTGGGATTCAGTAGGCGAGGGTGTCCAGGTCGTCGGCGACCGTGGCGGCGGCGATGGCTTCTTCGCGGGCGTGGCGGGCGTTCTGCAGTTCGTCGGCATCGCCGCTGGCATCGGCGGCCTGCCACTGCTTCAGCGCGTCCAGCATCAGCGGCGCGGCATCGCGCACGCGGCGGCAGGCGGCTTCCTCGGCCTCGCGCTTCGCGCGCGCCGCAGCTTCGGCCGCTTCACGCTCGGCCCGGGCCTTGGCCTCGGCGGCTTCACGTGCGGCACGCTCGCGGGCTTCCTGCTCTTCGCGCAGGCGGCGCAGCTCAGCGGCTTCAGCATCGAGTCGGCGCTGCTCGGCTTCGTGGGCTTCACGGGCCATGCGGTCGGCCTCGGCGCGCTCCGCAGCCGCCTTGCGGTCGGCTTCCTCGCGGGCGGCGCGGGCCTCGGCCTGCTCACGCTCGAACGCCGCGCGCTCTTCGGCCAGGCGCTGGCGCTCGGCTGCGGCTTCGGCAGCCTGACGCTCACGCTCCACACGCTCGCGCTCGGCCTGCTCGGCGCGCAGTCGGTCCAGCTCGGCACGCTCGGCCGCCGCGCGGGCCGCATCGGCTTCGCGCTGCACCGCGGCGGCATGCTGGGCGCGCAGGCTGGCCAGCACCTTCGTGCGCGAGGCCTCGGCCTGCTGCTCGAATTCCTGGAAGCTTTCGTCGATCTTCAGCGCCACCAGGGCGGTGATGCGCTGTTCGATGTCGCAGGCTTCGCCGTCGCCCACCAGGGCCATGTCGGCGATCTCGGCGACGCGCTGCTGCAAGGCCGCCACGCGGCGCTGTTCCTCGGCCGCCTTGCGCTGGCGCTCGGCTTCCTTGCGCTGCTCTTCGGCCTTGATGGCTGCATCGACCGGGCCTTCCAGCTTCTCGATCTCGCCGGTGATGCGCTTGGCCTCGTCGTTGCGAGCCTTGATGCGCGCCTGGTCGTCGGCGTTGAGCTGCAGGCGCATTTTGTCGAGCGAGGTGCGCAGGCTCACCAGTTCTTTGCGCACGGCCCGCGCGTCACGGTCACCGCTGGCGGTGCTGCAGTCCCACACCACACCGGCATACCGGCGCTGCAGGTCGGCCAGCGCCGCCGCGGTGCGGGTGTACTCGGCAATCTGGGTGGTGGTGGCCGAGTCGTCGGCCTCGATGACGGTCTGTTCCATAGGTCAGTCCTTGGTGATGGAGTTGTTCTCTGCCGCCCGCTGCGCAGCGAAGCGCTCGGCCTGCCGGCGCGCGCGCTCGTCCCACTGCTCGGGCGTCAACATCGCGTAGCCCTTGCGGTTGCCCAGGCGCGGGTGGCACAGCTCGGTGATCTGCTCCAGCAGCTCGCCGAAGCACAGCTGCTGCGTCTCGCGGCCGTACTCGTCGATGACGTTGAAGCTGTGGCCGCCGAACTCATTGGTGCCGGCCTCGATGACAAAGCGCCGCATCACCACCCCCACCGAAACGTGTCGCGCCAGGCGCTGCGCACGGCATCCGCGGCCAGCCGCAAGAACGACGGCCGGAGGTAGATCTCGACCGCAGCGGCGCGCTCATCGGCAAAGGCTTCGCTGGTGGACCGTGGATAGCGCCGCGTCGTCGGGCAGCCGTAGCGCTCGGCGATGTGCCGATCGACGTCGGCTTCGGTGAGCGCGCCGATGCCGCAGTCGCACGGGCCGCGGCCCTGGCTGCAGGTGCCGCCGCAGGCGGGGAGGGTGGCCACGCGGTGCGTGGACAGGGTGTAGACGGTTCCCATGTCAGGCTCCAAACCACGGGCCGGGCCTGGCAGCCGAGCCCGCGATGGTTGCGAGGAAGACGAACAGGCCAAGGGCGGCCTGCCCGCGGCGCTGCCACACGAAGCGGCCGACGGCGACCAGCGCCACCAGCAGCAATTCCAGGAAGAGGGCCACCTTCACAGCGACCACCACACGCCCGCGAGGGCAAGGGCAACGGCCGCCAGGGCCTGGGCCACGGTCAGCGCGATGTCGCGCACGCGGCGGTGATGGGCCATGAAGCGCAGGTCTTGGTCGGTGGTCATGCCTTAAACCGCGCCCGCTGCGCGTCCTCGTAGGCCTTCTCCAGCGTCGGCAGCATCTCCGCATGCCGGCGCTTCGCTTCGTCCAGCGCGATGTCGGCGTTGTGCGCCTTGATGCGCTCGCGCAGCACCACCACGGCCGGCAGCACCTGGTCGTTCGTGCCGCCGCCCACGATGGCCAGCAGCGTGTCGAAGGACTGCGCGGCCATGTCGGTGATGCCGTCGAGCTTCACCGCGTCAGTGGTGTCGGTGCACAGCTTGCTGATGGTCCAGGCCACCAGGTCGGGCGTGCGCAGCTGCTCGTCGGCCACGTCCTCGGCCAGCTGCTCGACGGTGGGCACCGAGGCCTCGATGTCGTCGGCGTCGTTGCGCGGGTCGTTCGGGTTCATGGTCGGCGCCGCGTGCAGGTCAGCGTCGAAGCAGTGCGGGCCGCGCCAGGCCAGCATGGCGCTGGTGAGGATGGCGCTCATTGCAGCCGCTCCAGGCCGTTGTGGGGCACGAAGCGGTAGCGGCGCTGCTCGTTCTTGCCCAGGCCAACCAGGATGTACGCGTCAGGCTTGTAGTCGCCCGGCGTGGCTTCCTTGGCCGCCACGCGCAGGCTGAGGAAGCCCACGCGCACGGTCTCGCCGATCTCCCATGTCTGCTTGCTGTTGCTGATCACAGTGCTCTCTCCATCGGGGTGTCGATGTCGAGAGGTTAAGCGCGCCGCTTCTACAAGTCAAGCGCGCCGCTTATGACTTGGGCAAAAAATATCCGCCCGCAGGCGGATGGGCTGCAGCGTGTCCGCTACAGCAGCGTGCGAATTTCCGGCGCTCCGGCGGCGCTGAACATGCAGCAGAGCAGGGCGGCCCAGAAGAACGCCGAAGGCCCCAGGGCCGGCTGCGTGCCCCGCCAGCGTTGCACCGCGTTGGCGAAGGCCATGATGCCCAGCACCAGCAGCGCCAGCGCAACAGCCTTCACCGAGTGAAACACCAGCAGTTCAGCCCAGTGCACGCGGTCGGTGGCGTCGCCGCGCATGCCGGCGGCCGAGGTGATGGCGGCAAAGAAGACCAGAACGGCCGCGGTGTGGATGGCACGCAGCGTCATGACTTCAGGCTCTGGTGCGGGCGGGCGGCGCCTGCCGCGTGCCGCAGTCGTTGCACCGCCCGTGCTCGGTTAGGCACCACGAGAACCACATGCACCCCCTAGAAGCTTGGTGAAAAGTGGCGTTGTGGGGTTTGTGCGTCACAAGTAACCTCAAGTTGGGCCACCTGTTGCCGACGCGCGACTGCCTTTTTCTGTAGACCGCCGCTGCGCTGCCAGCGCCTGGTACTGCTCGACCAGCCCGCGCAGCCGGCCCTGGATCTCAAGGATGTCGTTGTGGGACAACCCCTCAAACGCCTCTGGGCCCAAGTCGGGGAAGGGCCATCCCGGTAGCTGGTTGATCCGCCGCAGCGGGATAGGCGCCGCTGGTGCCGGTGAAAAACCTCCCAGCACCGCCTGCATCGGCTCCGCCAGCTCGCGCGGGCTGTCCATCCAGCCGGCGGGCTTGCCCATGCACGCCTCCAGCTTGCGCGCCATGCGGCTGCCCATCTCGCGCTCGCGGCCCGTCTTGGTGTCCCGCGCGCGGTTGCGGATCTGGCTGAGGTAGACGGCATTTGTGTTGGCCAAGTCGGCCAGCCGCTCGGCCGAGCCAACCTCGTTGATCAGGATCTCCAGCGCTTGGCGGCGGTATTCGGCAGTGGTGCTCACCCGTGCATTGCAACCAGCGCGCTTAAACGACGCCACAAGCGTCACGCTTGCCATAGCAAAGCGACGCGCTTAAGATAAGCGCATGGACCTGCACACATACGCATCAGAGCGCGGACGCCTGAGCGCCCTCGCACAAGAGATCGGCGCGCAGCCGCAACTCGTTTGGCAGTGGGCGAATGCCGTGCGGCGTGTGCCGCAAGAGCGGTGCCCGCTGATCGAGCGTGCGACCGGCGGACAGGTGACCTGCATGGACCTGCGCCCAGACGTTGCCTGGCACCGCATCCCGTGTGCGGATTGGCCGTGGCATCCCGAAGGTAAGCCGCTGATCGACCCGACGGCGGCCGTCCCCACCGCTGAAGCGCAGCAGGCGGCCTGACATGGACAACTGTGCGCGTTGCCGCTTCGCCGCCCTGTACGCCGACGTCGGGCTGATCGACACCTCACGTCGCGGTGCTACCCCACAAGAAAGCGGCGCATGTGCGTCGCTTGCTCCTCCAGGTACTCGAGGTACTTGTCTTTGCGACCGTCCTTCTTCGCCTGTGGGTACATGGACAGGACTGCTTCGTCGAACTCGTTCAGCGCTGCGCTCTTGTTTGGCAGGTGCTGCGCAACGACTGCGATCGCTAGTCGCTGCACTTCGAGATGCGCGTCGATCCGGTCGAAGCGAGAAATGAACTCGTCGGCGTTTTCCATGGGTGCCCTCCGTGGGCTGGTGGCTGTAGGGGCGACCAGCGTAGCCGCGGCAGGGCACCCGCCCATCCCCACGCGGGCGGCAACTTTTCACCGGGGGGCCTGACATGGGCGCCCTCCTGTTCCTCATGGTGGTGTTCTGGCCCGTCATCGAGCTGGCCTTCCTGGCCGGCCTGGTGCCGTCGCGGGGTGCGCGATGACCGGCGCCCTTGACGCTCAGATCCTGGCCGCCGTGCGCCACACGCCCGTGAGCGCCCAGCGCCTGGCCAGCACCCTGGCCGACCACATCCAGCCCGTCGCCCGCGCAGCCGGCGCCCGGCCCACCGATGTCCTCGCGCAGCACCTGCTCCAGCTCAACGACGCCGGCCGCATCCGCTACCTCGCCAAGGCCGAGGGGTGGGTGCAGGTGCGCGGCTGATCCACCGACCCCCACGAAAGGCCCATCGCCATGCAGCAGCAACGCAAGTCCTTCCGCCAACACGTGGCCAACATGCTGGCCACCACCATGCAGCGCGCACCCACCGTGCCGCTGCACCAGCCGGAGCGCGGCGCCACCGAGTCGCTGGCCGACTACCACCAGCGCCGCCGCGACAGCCAGGCCGCCGTGAAGGCGCTGCAGAACCTGGGGCCGTCGGCGCCCGCGAGCCGCGAGCGCATCCAGCGCCGTCGCATGGTCCGGGCCTATGGCCGCAGATACCTGCGACGGAACTACATCCGGGTGCTGCAGGCGGCCTCGCCGTTCTGACCCATGAATGTCTCCGGCGCGCGCACCCAAACCGCGGATCTCCTCCCCGCGGCCGCGCGCCTTCGCCTGGGGCTCCGGCCCCGGGCCTTTTCTCAAGACGGCTCGCTGCGGATGCGCATGGCAGATGCGCGCAGCGTGCTGCGCCCCGGGCATTGGGCGACCAAGGACACCCCCGTACAGGGTGACGAATCTGCCGGTACCCGGGGCGCGGCGGATACGCGCACCAACAACCGCTTCCTGATGAGTCTGCTCGCAATGCCCGCTTCGGCGGGGGCCTCCGCTGTTGTGGGTGGTGTGGGTCGGGCTCATCAGGAAGGGCTGTCTCTGCTGGTTCACGGTCCCTTCAGCTTCGCCCCTGTGCGACCGGTGCATCAACCGGTTCGGCCATGGGATTTTTCAATCTGCTCCCCGGAGGCCCCCGTGGAACAAGCGTTCCTGCCGCTGCTGGGACGGATCGACGCACCAGCTGTCGTTCCGCCCGACCTGTTCAAGACCATCCGCACCTATCGCGCTGCCGTCCGCCTGTGCTGGGCGCTGCGTCGCGCCAAGGGCCTGCGCCCCATCGACCTGGGCCGCGACTTCGGCTTCACGCGCCAGCACGTGACCGACTACCTGCACGACGACGACGCGCCAACCCGCCGCAGCCTGCCTGCCGAGCGCATCGCCGAGTTTGAAGACATCTGCGGCAACACCGCCATCACGCAGTGGCTCGCCCAGCGCGCGCAGCTGACGGTGCTGGAAGAGATGCAGGCTGCAAGGCGGGCTGCAGCATGAGGACGCCGCAATTCATCCTGCCCCTGGCCGACGAGCTGGTGGTTGACTTGTTCGCTGGTGGCGGCGGCGCCAGCACTGGCATCGAGGCCGCAATCGGCCGACACGTGGACATCGCCGTCAACCACGACCCGGAGGCCGTCAGCCTGCACCAGGTCAACCACCCGCAGACCGAGCACCACGTCAGCAATGTGTGGGAGGTGGACCCGCGCACCGTGTGCCGCGGCCGGCCGATCGGCCTGCTGTGGGCCAGCCCGGACTGCACTTTCCACAGCAAGGCCCGCGGCGGCAAACCGCACCGAGACCGCAACAAGGCGCGCCGGCGCCGCGGCCTGGCCAGCGTGGTGGTCAAGTGGGTGCGGCTGCTGAAGCCCACCGACCAGCACCCGCGCGTGATCCACCTTGAGAACGTCGAAGAGTTTCAGTTCTGGGGGCCTCTGCTGCCCGATGGCACGCCCTGCCCCGAGCGGCGCGGCACCAGCTTCCAGCGCTGGGTGGCGCAGCTGCGCAACCTGGGCTACCAGGTCGAGAACCCCGCCGAAGGGCCGGCCGAGGCTTCGTATGAGGCCTATCTCTGCCGCGGCCTGCTGCAGCTGCTGACGTGCGACACCGTGGCGCTGTTGCCGGGCTGGGAGCGCTCGCGCGGCGCCCGTATCGAGCACCAGGTGGCACGGGCGCTGGGCATGCGCATCGAGACGCTCAGCGGGGTTGTGCCGCAGCCCGTGTGCGCACCGGTGGTCTTGGCCCCCGCATCTCGGCTCTTCATGTCGTCGACAGCGGCCTGAGCATCGGCGTAGAGGAGACGTGCCGTGATCGATCTGGATGCCATCAAGGCCTCGGGCCTGAATAGCGATGCGGTGTCGGTGCGCATGCTGGCCGATCACGAGTATCGGCAGCGCATCGAGCTGCTGGCGGCCATGGTGCAGGAGCACCGGCGCTGCCACCCCGAGGCGACCGACAAAGACATTGAGCAGTACCGCCTGCGGGCTGCTGTGGAGGTAGGGCTTTGAGCGACAAGCCTGACAAGCGGCCGGCGTTCCAGTTCTACCCGGGCGACTGGCGAAAGGACGTGCAGCTGCGTTCGTGCTCGCTGGCGGCCCGTGGGCTGTGGATAGACCTGATGTGCGTCATGCACGACTGCGAGCCGTACGGGCACTTGGTGCTGAACGGCCACCCGATGACGCCCGCCAAGATCAGCGGCCAGATCGGCGTGGCGCCGTCCGTGATCAAGAAGCTGCTGGCTGAGCTGTTGGAGAACGGTGTGGCCAGGGAGACGCCAGAAGGCGTGATCTACAGCAAGCGCATGGTCGACGACGAGCGCAAGCGGAACGCCCGCGCGGCAGGTGGTGCGGCAGGTGCCGAACACGGATCGAAGGGCGCAGAACACGGCAAGAAGGGGGGGCGTCCAGCCGCTTCAAAGGGGGGTTCTGAAACCCCCCTTCTAACCCCCCTTGAGGACGCAAAAAAACCCCCCCCTTCATCTTCATCTTCATCTTCAGAAGAAAGAAAGGATGGTTCTGATGCGCAAGCTGAGGCTCGCGCTGGGCTCGACGACGAGCCGCCGGAGACCGTCGGGCACCAGCCGACCGCTGCCGGAGCGGCGTGCCGAGCCATGCGGATGCAGGGCCTGTCCTCGACGAACCCCAGCGACCCGAGGCTGAAGGCGTTGATCGATCAGGGAGCCACTGCCGACGAGTTCGCGGCAGTGGCCAAGGAGGCTGTGGAGCGGGGCATTGCCAACGGCTGGGCATGGGTGCTGAAGGTGGTCGAAGCCCGCCGCGCTGATGCCGCGCGGGTCCGCCTCGCGCCAAAGCCGGAGTCCAAGCCGGCATGGGAAGGCGCGGCATGAAGGGGCACCACGCGCTCATCTCCATGCGGCTGCGCGGCCGCCATCCGAGGGCTGTGTTCATCGAGCCCGACGAAGACATCGGCGGCATCTCGAAGCACTGGCAGGAGCACGGCACCGGCATCGCCACGCTGGTGCTGGAGCCCGGCGAAAACATCGGCCGGCTGGACCTGCGCTGCGTGATGGGCCTGCGGGTTCACCTGCACACGACGACGGAACAACGCATCACGGCGCTGGTGACCGCCTGCCTCGAAGCCGGGGCGGCGCAGGTCATCGGCATCACCGACGAAGAGGCGATCGTGATCGCCACGGAAGGAGCAACGACATGGCACAGATGATCGACGAGCGGGACATCGACTTCGCGGGCTACTACCGCGAGACCGAGCCGAAGGTGAAGGTGCGCCGGGCATCGGTCTTCATCGACGAGCTGAAGGCCGAGTTCGACCACAGCGCCCGCAAGAAGGCGGCCTCGATGACCAGCACGAAGCTGGGCCGCGTGATCGAGTTCCGGTCTGGCGAGGTGACTGCCTGGGCCGGCTACAACGGCCACCGCAAGAGCATGTTCACCGGCCAGGCGGCGCTCGACCTGTGCATGGCCGACGAGCCGACGCTCATCGTCAGCCTGGAGATGCAGCCGGCCCGCACGCTGGCCCGCATGGCGCGGCAGGCCTACGGGCTGCCGAAGCCGCCCACCTGGTGGCTGGAGCAGTTCGCGACGTGGACCGACGGCCGCCTGTGGCTGTTCGACCACCTGGGGCGAATCACGCCGGATCTGTGCATTGCCGTGCTGCGGTACTTCGCCGAGGAACTGCACGGCCGTCACGTGTTCATCGACTCGATGATGATGGTCTGCGCCAGCGAAGAGAAGATGGACGAGCAGAAGCAGCTCATCACCGACCTGGTTCGCGTGGCGCAGGAAACCGGGCTGCACATCCACCTGGTGACGCACTGCCGCAAGCCGCAAACGGGTGAGGACAAGCCGCCGACCAAGTACGACCTGCGGGGCTCCGCGGCGATCAGCGACCAGGTGGCCAACGTCATCACGGTGTGGAAGAACGGCACGAAGAAGGTCAAGCGCGACGAGGCCCGTGCGGCCCGTCGTGACCTGAACGAGCACGACATTGCCGACCAGCCCGACGCCCTGGTGTCGGTCGAGAAGCAGCGAAACGGCGACTGGGAAGGCAAGCTGCAGATGTGGTTCGACGAGGGCAGCCTGCGGTTCATGAACGACCGCAGCAGCCCGGTGGAGGCGTATGCGATTGGGGCGCCGCTGTGATCGCCGCTTCGAGCGCGCGCGCGCATTTGCCCCTGCCCAACGCAACCCGACAAACGGAGGCCGCCCAGTGAGAAAGCGCAGCACCTACCGACCCAAGCCGGTGAGTCTCAACCCGCTGGGCTTCATGCAGCCGGCGCCGGCCGCTGATCGCGAGGCCGTCATGGCCCGGTTCCTGACCGCGCTGGACGCCATGGCCCGTGGCGATCACCCGGGCACCGCCGAGTGGCAGGACCTGTCCGACGCCATCAACACCGTCGAGACGATGGCCCTGCACCTGCGCATGCTGGACCCGGCCGAGGTCATGCCGACCGTGAACGCGGCCATCGCCGCAATGGTGGAGGCGGCACGCCGGCACCAGGCTGGCCAGCGCATGGGGCTGAGCGGTCCGGGCCTGCAGACGCTGCGCGACGTGCTGGCGATCTACGAGCAGTGCCTGGAGGGCTACACGGCCCACCAAATGGCCAAGGCGCAGGCCGAGACGCAGCGCCGGCTCAATGCGATCCTGCACGGGCATCGCGATGACCGCACTGTGGTGGCGCTGTGATCGCCTGGGGCATCGACATCGGACTGACGGGCGCACTGGCCCGCATCGACCACCGCGGCGCTGTCGTGGTGCTGGACATGCCCGTGACGGCCGACGGCGCCAAGGGCAACCGCATCAGCGGCCGCCAGCTGGCTCGGCTGATCCGCCTGCACACGCCGGCCGACGAGGCCGTGACCATCGTCATGGAAGACGTGCGGCCGCGGCCCAACCCGCTGCGAGGAACCAGCATCGTGACCGAGGGCAGTCTCATGCGCAGTCGCGGCGCCATCGAGTCTGTGCTCGACGTGCTGGGTGTGCGTGGGCACGTGGTGCAGCCGCAGACCTGGAAGCGGCACTTCGGCTTGCTCAAGGCCGAGAAGGACGCCAGCCGCCAGAAGGCGCTGGTGCTGTACCCGGCCGCCAGTCACGACCTGGCGCGCAAGAAGGACCACAACCGAGCCGAGGCCGTGCTGCTGGCGCACTACGCCATGACGGTGGTGGCTGGTGTGCCGGTGCGAGGTGAACTGGTGGCGCAGCGAGAGCTGCAGGAGGCTGCGGCGTGACTCAACCGAAACGTGCGAATGACCTCAACACGGTCCCTTGCTGGAAAGTCCGTGTGTGCCTAAAGGGAGGCGGCATGCTGCACTTCCTTGCAAAGACCGAGCCTGTGGTTGTCCGCGATGGGGCCGCACTGATGGACGTTCGGATGGACTGCATCACGGACACAGAACACGGCGATGCCCTGGGATTCATTGACTGGACCTCGGTGTCTGCCGTGACGTGGCGCTACGCGCCTTTGGCGTTATGACCAGCCACGACTGCACCACCGCCATGCCTGCACCGCAGCACCAACCCGAGGACCAATCGACATGAACAAGGGAGTTAGGAGCCTGCAGCAATACGCCCGCGTGGTGCGCGACGTGGTACGCGACGAACCGCCGGACCCCATCGAGATCCGGGCGTGTCACCGCATCCTTCGCAGCGACCTGCGGAACTTGCGCATGCGCCCCGACCGGGACACGCTCGAGTACTTGGCGTGGGTGAAGCGGGACCTCTGCGCGCAGCTCGTGGATGAGCTGGTCAAGAAGCTGGACCTGCTGAGCGACGACCGGCTGATGAACGGCGGGGAAATGATCGAGGTCGGCGTGGTGCTCCACGACCTCAACGCCTATGAGCGCTGGCACGCCCGCGGCTCAATGGAGGGCGCCGCGGACGAGCGCAAGCGGCAGGAGGCGGCGCGGCCTTACGGCCTGGACGAGGTCTACGAATGAAGGTCATCACCCCCGGCCTGCTGCTGTGGACGCCGAGCGAGGGCCTGCATCTTAGTGGCTGGTGCTTTGATGGCGAGGGCGTCTGCTATGAGAGCAGCGCTGCCATGCAGCGAGCCGCGGCATCGGCGGCCCTGGTGCACATTGCGCGGTCCTGCCAGCTGCAGGGCGTGGCTGTCGAGCAGCCGGCCGCCGAGCCCGAGCCGATGGACCTGGACAGCGAGCGCGCGGCGCTGGACGTGATCGCGATGGCGCGGCGGCGGGAGCAGGGCACGTGACCGTGATCCTCAAGCCCACCGGCCGCGGCAACTGGAAGCCGATGCGCCTGCACTACGACGGCCAGCACCTGGTGCCGCTGTTCGTGCGCGTCGGCGCGCTGCTGGACTTCGGCGGCCTCAAGTGGCGCGTGTGCCAGGTACTCGATGGAGGCAAGGACTGATGGCAAAACAGCGCCAGTCCGATCCGCGTCAACTGGACATGTTTGGCATGCCCAGAGGGACGGAACTCGCGCTGCCCAACAAGCGGCTCAAGGCGTCTAAGCCGCCACCAACGACCAACTTCGCACTGCGCTCAGTGTTTGAGTTCGGGCTTGCCGAGCTGGTCAAGATCGTCAAGGAGCGGTGGATTGGACCGAAGCGGCGCAGTGGCATCAACTGGTCGCAAATGATCCGCGACCTAGAGCATGCAGGCATGAAGTTGAGCGACATCGGCATGCGCTGCGGACAGAAGAAAGCGAACGCCCGTTCCTGGGCACACAGGATCAAAAACCTTCCTGGGACGGAACCCAGAATCCTTCACGGCGCTGCCCTGCTGGTGCTGTGGATGGAGAAGACTGGCCAGCAGGCGGCGGATGCGCCGAAGGAAGACTGAACGATGCAACTCGCGATGACCCGGTACCGCCGCTACAGCGGCAACGACAGGCACTTCGGCCCGTTCATCACCCTGAGCCGACACGGCAATGAACACTGGCGCCCGTTTGGCGTGGTGCTCGACAGCGGCGACGGCGACGACTACAAGGGCTGCAACCTCGCCTTCCATGCCTGCGGCCGCACACTGATCATCGAGCTGCCGCCCATCCTGAAGCCGTGGCGACAGTGGGTGCCCACGGGACACTACCACTGGGCGAAGTCTCCCGATGACGGCTACTGGGACACGCATCGCCGCGAGTTCGGGTTCCGCTACAGCGGCGACACGGGATTCCTGCAGGTGTTCCTCGGCGCGCAGACCCACGACAGCACAACCACGAAGAGCTGGTGCAAGTCGCTGCCGTGGAAGCAATGGCGGCACGTGCGGCACAGCATGTACGGCCTCGGCGGCGAGCATCACTTCACCCAACTGGATGCCGACCGGCGCAAGGGCGGCGATCACTGGGACGCGCGCCAGGCCGCCGAGAAGTCCTGCCCCACCGCCAAGTTCCTGTTCCGCGACTTCGACGGCATGTTCATCGTCGCCACCGCCCGGATGGAAGAACGCGAGTGGCACTTCGGCGAAGGCTGGTTCAAGTGGCTGTCGGTGTTCCGCAAGCCGCGCGTGCACCGGTCGCTGGACCTGGAGTTCAGCCAGGAGGTGGGCAAGGACAAGGGCTCATGGAAAGGCGGCACGCTGGGCCACGGCATCGAGATGCTGCCCGGCGAGGATCACGAGGCCGCATTCCGCCGGTACTGCGCGGCGGGGTCCACGTCGAAGCATGGGCCCGGCGAGCTGACGTTTGTGCGGCGGCTGGAGGAATGATGGTGGAGGGCCTCTATGCCGCCATGGCGCAATTGGTGCTGTCTGCGGCAATCCGAAAGCCGCGCATCTACAGGAACCCGAGCCAGTCGATAGGCCGGCAGTGGGTGTGTGTTGGCAGCGGGTACGTAGGCTTCGGATGCACCCCGGCCGACGCTTACGCCGAGTGGGCCGTTGCGAAGAGGCTGCTGCGATGAGACAACCCGGCTACGAAGACCGAGAAGAGGTCATCGCGCAGATCCGCTTCGGCAACCTCTCCCGAGGCGATCAGCATGCCCTGCTGCAGGCTTATGCGCTGCGCCAGCAGGCCCAAGGCCACCAGCGGCTGGCTGACCTCGTGGGCCGCCGCGTCACCGTCGAGTTCGCGCTGCCGCTGTCTGAGTGGCCGTTCCCCGGCACGCCGGCCCACCTGCACGTCTACGGCGTCGAAGGCCCGCTGATCAGCCTGGAGTATTCGCCGTCCTACGGCTCCACGCCGCCGCAGCCGAAGTGGTTCTCGCTGGGCATCATCAAGTCGATCACGGCCTTCGGCCAGCAGTAGCCCCACCCACTCACCCCACCCAGGCCCGCCCAGCGCGGGCCTTGTCGTTCCCAGCCCCGATTTGTCCGGGATTCACGACGCTCAGCCGTCCGATGCTCCGCGCCGACCGCAACAGCGGCAAACGCAGGAGCCAGCCCCGTGACGACGAACACGCAACGACGCATCCAGACGCCCGGCGCCCCCACGCCGGCTGCGGCACCCACCCAGGCCGAGCAGGCCGCCGCCGCGGCTGCAGCTGCTGGCGATGACCTGGACCAGTACGACGGCGACGAGCTGCCGCCGGCCACCGGTGCGGTCGAGACCAAGGCCTATGCCGACGGCACCACGGCCACCGGCACCGCGCCGCTGCCCGAGCAGTCGCCGACGGCCGACAAGCCCAAGACCCGGAGCCGCGCCGCCAGCGCCCCCGCCGCGCAGCCGGTGGCCAGCGCTGCCGAATTCACGCCCGAGCAGCAGGCGCTGATCGCGCAGATGATCGACAGCGCCGTGCGTGCCAGCAAGGCCAGCCAGAACCCGCGCACCGCCGCGATGCTCGCGGCCGGCGCCGACCGCACGAAGGCCGTGCCGCTCGACGTGGCCGTGGCCACCGCCGAGAACAGCGTGGCCGCCGGCCAGCGCCCGCGGCCCATCCTGACGCCGGAAGGCTGGTACGTCCACCCGGATTACGCCCGGGTCGCCAACCCCGACGTGGCCCGCCTGGGCGGCTGAGCGCGAGGACGGCCGCCATGTGCATCTCTGCAGCCGCAATCGGTCTTCTGACCGCTGGCGTCACCGCTGCCAGCTCCATCTACGCGGCCCGTCAAAACGCCAAGGCCGCCGACTCGCAAGCCGGCGCCGCCGCCAAGTCGGACACGATGGCCGCGCAGAGCAGCAACGCCCGGCTGGCCATGCGCCGCCGGGCGCTGGCCGCCAACAGCCTGGCCACCGGCGCCAGCGACCCGACCACGGGCAGCGGCACCGGCGCCAGCGGCGTGATGGGTGGCATGGGTCAGCAGACGCTGGGCGGGTGAGCGTGTGGCAGTCGACACCGCCAAGCTCAAGGCCCGGCTGAACGCCAAGAAGGGCGAGCGCGCACCGCACGAGCAGATCTGGCGCGACTGCGCCGACTACAGCCATCCGCATCTGGGCGCGGGCTTTAGCGGCCAGATCCTCGGCGCCACCGAACTGCAGACCAAGAAGGCCCGGCTGCTCAACGGCGCGGGCACCGATGGCGTGACCACCTCGGCCGACGGCTTCATGGGCGGCATGACGCCGGCCAATGCGCTGTGGTTCGGCCTGGACGCGGGCCGCGAGACGGACGAAGAGAAGTCCTGGCTCAGCGACTCGGCCATGACGATCTGGGAAAACATCCACGCGTCCAACTTCGATGCCGAAGGCTACGACGCCGTGCTGACGTTCATCGTCTGCGGGTGGTTCGCGCTCTACATCGACGAGGACGACAACGGCGGCTACTACTTCGAGAACTGGCCGCTGAGCCAGTGCTACATCGGCAGCTCGCGCCCGGGCAAGCCGGTGGACACGATCTACCGCGAGTGGGAGGCCACGGTCTCCGAGCTGGTCGAGCAGTACGGCATGGCCGGCGTCAGCGAGACCGTGCGCCGCCTGGCCGAGGCCGGCAAGGTGGATGCCACGGTGCCCGTGCTGTGGGCCATCGAGCCGCGGCGCGACTGGCTGCCCGGTGCCGCGGTCTCCACGCGGCTGCCGTTCGCCAGCGTGAAGATGGAGCTCAACACCGGGCACATGCTCAGCGAGAGCGGCTTCCACGAGTTCCCCTGCATCGTGCCGCGCTGGCGCCGCATCCCCGGCACGCCCTACGCGCTGGGCCCGATGAGCGATGCGCTGCCCGACTGCAAGAGCGCCAATGAGGTGGCCCGCTGGGAGTTCGCGGCGGCCGAGACCGCCATCGCGCCACCCATGATCGCCGAAGACGACGGCGTGCTGAACCCGCGCACGATCAAGCTGGGCCCGCGCAAGATCATCGTGGCCAACAGCGTCAACAGCATCAAGCCGCTGGTCACCGGCGCCAACGTGCAGTTCGGCCAGATGAAGGTGACCGAGCTGGAAGCCAAGGTGCGCCGCGCGCTGATGGCCGACCTGTTCGACAAGGTGCTGAACGACCCGCGGATGACGGCCACGCAGGTGCAGGCCATCCTGGGCATGCTGCGCCAGCGCATGGGCCCGCGCTTCGGCCGCCTGCAAGCCGAGTGGCTGCAGCCGCTGGTCGAGCGCTGCTATGGCCTGGCGCTGCGTGCCGGCGCACTGGGCCGGCCGCCCGAGACGCTGCTGCAGCGCAACTACACGATCCGCTACCTGTCGCCGCTGGCGCGCGCCCAGAAGCTGGACGAGGTGGCGTCGATCGAGACGCACGAAGCCTCACTGCTGCAGGAGGCGCAGGCCGTGCCGCAGGTGATGGACACCTACGACTGGGAAAGCGGCGCCCGCAAGAAGGCCGAGCTGCGCGGCGTGCCCGCCGACCTCGTGCCGTCGCGCCGCGCCGTCGAGCAGATGCGCGAGCAGCGCGCGCAAGCACAGGCCGCCGCACAGCAGGCGGCACAGCAACAACAGGTTGGCCAGGCCGCGCAGATGGCGTCGGCTGAGGCCATGGCTTCGCAACTGGCGCAGGCCTGACAGCACCACTGAACCACACCACCACAGGGAAACACCATGGGACGCCGCGGAGATTTCGGCTCTGGCATCACGCAGAAGCCTCGCGCAAACACCGACGTATGGGTCAATTCAATCGGAGATTTCGTCGATCAATCGGGGACCGTCGTCGGCGGGTTGCGCGATTTCCGAGACCTTCAACGAGCCGCCGCCGATCTGTTCAATGCCGACACTGTGGTGCCGCTGACGGTGGCAAAGGGCTCTGCGATCACGCTGGAGTCCCCGCTGGTAGTAAACCACGCCACTCTGAATCTGGACCTCGCCGGCAGCACTGTCGAGGCCGGCAACATTGACGGGAACTACAAGGCGATTACCGCTGGCAACTCGTTCAACGATTACACGGGATACCGGAAGTACGACTTCTCGCGACCGTTCCTGCGCAACGGCACGATCAAGGGCCGTGGTCCCAGCGCCAACTTCGCCAGCCTGATCCGCAACGGTAAAGGCACCGCAGGCCTGTACTTCAACGGCACCCGAGGCACGCCCAACAAGGTCATCCGGCCGACCACCGAAAACTTGGTCATCACGGGGTTCGACACCGGCATTGACGGCAAGACTGGCTTCTTCTTGGGCAACTTCAGCCGCACCGTGGTCTATGACTGTGCGCTGGGGTTCCGCCAACGCCGCGGCCTCGACGCTGGCGAGCGCATTGTGTTCAGCAATCGCTGCCTCATGCAGCGCGTCCGCCTGGCTTTCCTGCTGGAAGACGATTCGTCTGAACTGCATTACGACGGCTCGCTCGACTACCTGATGCAGTGGATCATTGCGAATCCCGCATCCGGGTGGTGTCGAGCCACTTTCGACATCCACTACGAGACCTACTACACCAACAGCGGCAACGACAGCGGTTGGTATGTCGCCCAGGGCCGCGGCAATGACAACCGGCTGATCTACCCGTGGCTGGATAGCCCGGTTGACATGAACGGGGATGGGTCAGCGATCTGGATTCGCGCCGGTAGCTCGCTGGATCACAACACCAACAACCTGGATGTGCCTATCGTCGGCACCACACCCAGCGCGACCAACGACCACTTCATCCATCTTCGCCATCGCAACAGCTGGGGTGTGATCGACAAGGTGTCGGCGCAGAGCCTGAGCAACATCAGCAACACGCTGAAGCGGGGACCTGGCGTGCTGCGCAAGGAGTTTGTGGCACCGGCTTTCCCCAGCCGGCTGACCATCCCCTCCAAGGTGTCGAACAACCCGATGGATAACATGTTTGTCAGCCCGGCAATCAGCGATCTGTCGAGCGACCTGCTGTCTATTACGCACGACGGCAAGGAAATTACCGATCGCTTCACTGGCTTGAACCTCACCCTGACCAGGGACAACACCGTGCGTCCCGGCGGGCAGGGCGATGGCACCGTTGGTGCCGTCACGTTGTCGGTCGATCCGGCGACTCAGATCACCACCTACATCACCGCGGCGGCCCCGATCTCCGGCAACAGCTGTGTGCTCACCGAGCCCTGGGCATACCCCACCGGGACTTACACGCTGACCTTCTCCAACGGCGCCACGCGCACTGTGACGCTCAACAATGATTCGTCCGCCGTCAGCTGGGGTGGTGGTGGGGTGGTGGCCGACGCAGATATCGACGTGTCTGGCGGCATTCCGTCAGTGCAGCCGGCCGATGGATCGGTCCCTGCAGATGGCACCTACCGCGTGGTCTTCTATGGCGACTCGGCCGGCACCTTCTGGCTGGAGACGGCAAACTATGAGTGTCTGGGCGTCGGTGTGGCCGGCACTCCGTTCGCAACCCGTGGCTTTGCATTTACGGTGACCGCCGGCTCCATCCCGTTCGGCCCCTACGACACGGTGACCATCACGGTGGCCGGCGGTGTGGCAACTCGCAACGGAAGCCCAGCCGGCAAGCCAACTTCGAGCGGCGCTTCTCTCAAGGTCACGAAGAACGCGCAGACCTCTCTCACCTTTACGGGCGCTCTGTCCGCTGCCACCAGCGGCACGCTGACGGCGGCCTGGGCCGGGGCAACCGGGGTGTACGCAGTGACCTTCAGCGACAACTCGGTCAGGTCGGCCGTGCTGACCAACGGCAGCACCGCGGTCACCTGGACCGGTGGCGCCGTCACAGCCACTGCCAGCGCGACGATCCGCAACGATGCGAAGTGGAGCTGGATTCTGCCGGTGCAAAGGGGGCGAATGGTCTCGTTCGAGATCCTGTCGCTGGTCCCTTCTGTCGGTGGTGCATCCGGTCCGGTGTCCCTGGCCTACCGTTTCGTCAAGCTCGGAACGCAGAAGGTCGGGGCGCTCACGGCGACGGCGACGGATGGCGCCGTTCGCGCTGGCCACAGCCAGCTGGTGCCGTCATTCGGGGCGCCCGACACCGGCTCCGCTGGGGGCTTCGACCTGGGCTTTTCGCGTTCCGGCGGCGACGTGCGCCTAGTCACCATCGACAGCAGCGCTGGCAATCTGGATCGTTGGACCGTCAACTATCTGACCATCGGCAATCCCTCGGTCAGCACCAGCGACATGGTGTGTCCCGACTGGGCTGATGCTGTGCAGGTGATCGGTGGCCATGACAACGCCGTGTCCGGGGCAGTGCACTTCGCATTGCCAAACGGTGCTCCGCTGTAGATCCCGGCCGCTGCAATTCAACGCTTTATGAGCGCAGACCTTGCCCCCCTCTACCGCGACATCTTCGATCTCGACCGCCGCGGTACCGCCATCCTGGAAGACCTGGTGCAGCGCTTCGGCGGCGCCCGTGTCTACACGGAAGGCGGCACCGACGCGGTGCTGAAGACCTACCAAGCCGCTGGCCGGCGCGAGGTCGTGGACTACATCCTGCGCCAGATCAACAACGCGAACGGCGCCCCAGATCCCCAACCCCCTGAAGAAGGAGACCCCAGCCATGAGTGAAGCCGCCACCGCTCCCGCCGCTGCGCCGGCACCTGCCCCCGCTCCCGATGCTGGCGCCGCTGCGCCGGCTGCAGCACCTGCTGCGCCTGCCGCTGGCGCGCCTGCAGCTGCACCAGCACCTGCCGCCCCGGAAAGCCTGATCCACGGCGACCCGGCAGCAGCACCGCCGGCCAGCCCCGACGGCAAGACCGACACGCCGCCGGCCGGCACGCCCGACCCGCTGGCCGACCTGCTGGCCAAGCTGCCCGAGAAGTTCCAGGTCAAGGCCGGCGACAAGCTGGACGCGGCGGCCAGCCTGGCCAAGGCGCTGGAGCACCGCGACCACCTGGAGAAGCGGCTGGGGGCCGGTGACCTGCCGCCCAAGAGCGAGGCCGAGTACGCGTTCCAGCCGCCCGAGGAGTTCAAGGACTTCACCTTCAAGGAAGACCGCCTCAACGCCTTCAAGAAGGAAGCCCTGGCGGCTGGCGTGACCGGCAAGCAGTACGAGTTCATGATGAACTCCTACCTCAAGGCCTTGCCCGACCTGATGGAAGGCGCCGCGGCCATGAGTGCCGCCGAGGCCCGGGCCGAGCTGGGCAAGGTGTGGACCACGCCCGACCAGTTGCAGACCGGCCTGGCCGATGCGCAGCGCGCACTGCGCGGCTTGCCGGCCGACCTGCAGGAAGCCACGCGCGAGTTCGGCACCAACCCCGCCTTCCTGCGCGCCATGGCCCACATGGGCGCACAGATGCGCGAGGACCGGCCGCCGGCCAGCACCTCGGCGCCGACCGCCGCAGCCGCTGACGTGCAGACCCTCATGAAGCACCCGGCGTACACGGACCCCAAGCACCCCGAGCACGCGACCGTCAGCGCCAAGGTGCGCCAGTTCTACGCCCAGGCCCACGGCACGCAGCCGCTGTAGCCCAGGCCGCACCCCAGCACCAAGCCGCCCACCGAGGCGGCTTTTTCACGTCCGCTCAACGCGCATTTGTCCGGGATTCACGACGCCCCCCGGCAAGACCATGCCGGCCATCGACAGGCCCGCCATGGCAAGCGGATCACCTGCAACCCGCCCGCGGCAGCGCTTCACAAGGCAGAGCGCACAGCCCGTAGAGCAGGCCCGAAGCGCAGTGCGACGGATCACCTGAAAGCCGAACGCCGGAACCACTTTCAGGAGCACTCAACGTGTCCGATTCGATCCCGCAAAGCTTTGTCCAGCAGTTCGACACTTCGCTGCGACTGCTGGCCGCCCAGATGGACAGCCGGCTCAAGCCGTGTGTCACCGACCGCGGCATGATCACCGGTGAATCCTTCACCATCGCCAACATCGACCCGAGCGGCGACCTGCCGGCGGACAACGTGCGCCACGGCGACACGGAGTTCTCGGACATCGCGCACACCACCCGCGTGGTGCCCATGAAGGACTTCTTCGATGCGCTGCCGCTGGACCGCAGCGACATCCCGAAGATGCTGGTCAACCCGGTGACGGGCGGCCACTACATGCAGACCCTGGTGGGCAAGCGCAACCGCAAGGTCGACAACCTGATCTATCGCGCCTGCCGCGATGCGCAGCTGCTCAAGGACGGCACCAGCCAGGCGCTGCCCAGCGGCCAGAAGATCGCTGCCGGCGGCACGGGCTTCACCAAGGCCAAGGCCATCCAGGCCCGCAAGCTGTTCCGCGCGAACGAGAAGGACCAGCACGGCATGCCCGGCGAGAAGCTGTTCATCGCCTACACCGCCGACATGGTCGAGGACATCATGTCCGACACCACGCTGACCAGCGCCGACTATCTGGCCAACAAGTTCCTGCAGCAGGGCGACGTCAGCGGCGACTGGCTGGGCTTCACCTGGATCCCGTTCGAGAGCATCGACGTGTCCGGCGGCACCTACTACACGGTGGCCTGGGCCAAGTCGGCGATCCACTACGGCGAAGGCTCCTTCGAGGGCCGTGTCGACCGCCGGCCCGACAAGAAGAACCTGTGGCAAACCGCCATGAACTGCTCGATGGCGGCTGGCCGCCAGGACGAGAAGGGCGTGGTCGAGATCGCCTACGTCTGACCCTGAAGGAGCACAAGCACCATGGCTGAAATCACTTCCCGTCAAGCCGCCGCGATTGCCTCGCGCGGCAAGATGAGCCCGTCGAGCGCTGGCGTGATGCGCGTCAGCGTCATCCGCAGCCCGGCCACCGTCACCTGGGCGCAGAACGACACCTGCGGCAATCGCGACCGCATCCCGGCGGGCTCGCGCATCCTGGGCTCGTTCATCAGTTCGGCTGCCGCCGGTGCCAGCGTCACGCTGAGCGTCGGCCTGCGCGCCTGGACCGCGGACGGCTCCGGCACCGTGGTGGACGCAGCGGCGATCAACAACGCTGTGGCGGCCAGTTCGGCCATCAACGGCTTCAACGCCGGCGGTGTGCTGGTCACGTCCGGCGCCGAGTACGTGACCACGCAGGACACCGAGCCGTTCTTCACGCTGGGCGGTGCCACCCCCACCGCCAACGCCCAGGTGGTGGTGACCGTCGTCTACATCGCCCCCTGATCGCAGGAGCACGGCCGGCGCTGGATGGGGATGCTGGCCGAGGCATTGAGAGGGGGCCCACGCGGTCCCCTCTCTTTTTTTTGAGAGGCCCGCCGCATGTCTTCGTCCGCCGTCTCGATTTGCTCGAATGCCCTGCTGGAGCTGGGCGACAAGCCGATCGCCTCGTTCAGCTACAGCGAGGGCGAGCGCGCCCGCACCGCTGGCAATCTGTGGCCCCAGGTGCGCGACTACCTGCTGCGCAAGCACGCATGGCCCTGCGCACGCCGCCGACTGATCCTGGCGCCCGAGAGCACCACGCCCGACTTTGACTGGGGCTACAGCTTCGCGTTGCCCGGCGACTGGCTGCGCACGCTGCAGGTCGGCAAGCGCGGCGAGCGGCTGGATTACGAGGTGGAGGGCCGGAAGATCCTGGCCAACACCAACGTGCTGCCGCTGGTGTACGTGTGGCGCAACGAAGACCCGGCACTGTGGGACACCTCGCTGTGCGATGCGGCGGCGGCCGAGATGGCGGCGCGCCTGGCCTACCCGATCACGCAGAGCGCCAGCCTGGTGCAGCTCAAGCGGCAGATCGCCGACCAGGCGCTGAAGGAAGCCAAGGCGCTGGCGGGCCAGGACAACGAGCCCGAGGATTGGGGCGACAGCCCCTTCACTGACGTGCGGTACTGACATGCCGCGCCAGGACACTCTCCAGACCGGCTTTACCTCCGGTGAGCTGACCCCGCGGCTGGCTGGCCGCGTGGACGTGGCCAAGTACGCGCAGGGCGTCAAGCGCGGCCGCGACGTGGTGATCTACCAGCACGGTGGCGCCACGCGCCGGCCCGGCTCGGACCTGCTGGCCAGCACCAGGAGCGACGGCCAGGCCCGCCTGGTGCCGTTCGTGGCCAGCTCCACTGCTGCCTACATGCTCGAGTTCGGGGCGGGCTACATCCGCTTCTGGCGCAACGGCGCGCTGCTGGGTGCACCTTACGAGGTGGCCACGCCCTACAGCATCGATCAGGTGTGGACCCTGGACTTCACGCAGGGCGCGGACACCATGTTCATCTTCCACCCAGCCCTGCAGCCCTACCGGCTGCGGCGCTTCGGTGACACGCGCTGGTCGCTGGAGGTGGCGCCCATCGACCCACTGCCGTTCGACGAGATCGGCCGGCGCCAGGCCACCGCCATCACGCTCGGTGCGACGGGCACCGGCAGCACGTCGGCCACGGCCGGCGCCGCGGCTTTCCTGGCCGCCGACGTGGGCCGCACGATCACGCACAACGGCGGCGAAGCGACCATCACCGCGGTGGGCAGCAGCACCGGCGCCACGGTCAACGTCACCTCGCCATTCGCCGGCGCCACACTGCCAGCCAGCGAGTGGGTGATGACCGGCAGCCCGCAGACGGCGTGCAAGCCCTCCGACAAGGAGCCCATCGGCAAGATCACCACGCTGACGCTGACCGACGCTGGCTGGCGCAGCGACGACGTGGGCCGCTTCGTCAGCCTCAACGACGGCTTGCTGCGCATCACCGCGGTGTCATCCGACACCATCGCATCGGCCCGCATCGAGCAGGTGCTGGCCTCCGACATCGCGGCCGAGGCCAGCGCCTGGACGCTGGAATCTGCGGTGTGGAACGCGCAGGACGGCTACCCCTGCACCGGCACGCTGCACCAGCAGCGCCTGGTGGCCGGCGGCACGCCGCGCTATCCGCAGACCATCTGGGGCTCGCGCGTCGGCCTGTACCTGGACTTCCAGAAGGGCACGCTCGACGATGACGCCTACAGCCACGAGCTGGGCAGCGACGAGATCCAGCCCATCCGCTACCTGCAGAGTGCTCGCGACCTGATGGCCATCACCTACGGCGGCTGCTGGACGCTCAGCGGCGGCATCGAAAAGCCGATCACCGCCACCAACGTGCGGGCCATGCAGCAGAGCAACGTGGGCGCCGCCGGCTGCCGGCCCGAGCAGGTCGACAACGACCTGTTCTACGTGCAGCGCGGCAAGTCCCATCTGCGCAGCGTGTTCTACAGCGTGGAACTGGCAGGCTACGACGCCGACGAGATGAGCACGCTGAGCGAGCACCTGGTGCAGGGAGGCATCATGGCGATGACGTTCCAGCAGAGCCCCGAGCGGGTGCTGTGGATGGTCAAGGCCGACGGCACGTTGGTGACGTTGACGCACTCGCGCAAGCAGCAGATCAGCGCTTTCGTGGCCGGCAGCATGGCCGGCGGTGGCGTCATCGAGTCCATGGCCACCATCCCCGAGGGCGGCGAGGACCAGACCTACATGGTGGTGCGCCGCACGATCAACGGCAGCACGCGCCGCTACGTCGAGCGCATGAACTGGGCGGCCTGCCAGGACTGCCGCACGGTGCGCGCGCTGTCACCGGCCAGCGCCACCATCACCGGGCTGACGGCTTACGCCGGCGCCAGCGTGGCGGTGGTGGCCGACGACGTGGACCTGGGTGACTTCACGGTGACGGCCGGCGGCCAGATCACGCTGCCGCGCACTGCCTCGCAGGTCACGGTCGGGTTCCGGTCCACGCCCACCATCAAACTGCTGCCCCCAGAAGTGGGCACCGGGATGGGGGCATCGTCTGGCCGGTCGGTGCACAACGGCAAAACGTCGGTGCTGTTCCAGCACACGCTGGGCTGCGAGGTCAACGGCCAGGCGCTGGGCTTCCGGCAGCTGGGCGAAGGAATCATCGGCAACCCCATCGACCCCATTGACGGTTGGATCAACGTGTCCGACGCTGGCTGGGACATCGATGCCGGCGAAGTCGAGATCACGCAGCCGCGCTGCTACCCCTGGACCATCCTCGCGGTGGTCCGCCGCATCACCTCCAACCCCGGATGATCCCCACCATGATCAGAGAAGCCATCCCCTCCGACATCCCGCGCATGGTCGACCTGGGCCGCGTCATGCACGCCGAGAGCCCACGCTTCAGCCGCATGGCGTTCGACGGCGATCGAGCCGCGGCCACCATCGCGCGGCTGATCGACATGCCCGAGGGCTTCGCCTGGGTCTACGAAGATGCCGACGGCCAGGTGGTGGGCGGCCTGCTGGGGCTGGTCATGCCGCAGTGGTTCAGCCACGAGCTGACGGCCTGCGACATCGCGCTGTTCATCGAGCCCGCGCACCGCGGCAGCATGGCGGCCGTGCGGTTGGTCAACACCTACCGGGCCTGGGCGCATGACCAAGGCGTCGAGCCGGGCATGGTGCAGATCGGCATCCTCACCGGTGTGGAGGTGGAGGGCACCGAGCGCCTGCTGCAGCGCCTGGGCTGGCAGCGCGCCGGCCTGGTGATGGAGGCCTGACCATGTGCGTGCAACTTGCAAACGCCGCGATGGCGATGGGCGGCGACCTGGCCGGCGCCAACGGCGCCATCCAGCAGGGCGGCACCATGCAGGCGCTGTCGGGCGGGCTGGGTGCGCTGGGTGACCTGGCCATGGGCGCCACGCGCGCCAAGGCTGCCCGGGCCGATGCCGCCGCTGAACGCGCCGCGGGTCAGCAGCGCGCGAGCCGCATCCGCGATGCCGGCGCTGAGACGCTGGGCGCCGCCCGCGCGCAGCTGGCCGCCAGTGGCGTCAAGGTCGGCGCCGGGTCCGCGCTGGACATCGAACGCCGCATCGTGCGCAATGTCGAGCAGGATGCAGGCGTGGCCATCCTCACCGGCGAGCGGCGGGCGCAGGCCCTGGATGCACAGGCCCGCTACAGCCAGGCCGCCGGCATCAACAGCGCGCTGGACGGCCTGGGCGGCGCGGTGGACAACTGGAAGCGCAGCCGGCGGGCCACCGAAGGCCCGGGCGGGTCCGCGCTCGATGCGTTCTGGCGCACCGGCACCACGGGGGATTGAGGCATGGCACGGATCGATGCAGGCGGCCAGTTCGGCCGCGACGTGGCGCCCGCCACCAACCTGGCCAGCGTGCCGACGCCGCGGGCCGCCTTCGGCTCCACGCAGTCGATGGACCAGGCCGGCCAGCAGGTGATGAACGAGGGCCTGCGGCAAGAGCGCCAGCAACTGCACGAAGCGGACATGGCGCGCAAGGCCGCCGACCGGTTACAGGCCCAAGCTCAGTTCTACACGTACAAAGACCGTCTTGACGACGCGATGAAGCAGCTTGGATCTGATATCCAGCAGGGCGCCATCGACAAGACCAAAGCTGCAAACGAGTGGAACGCCCGCTCCAAGGACATCTTGGCTGGCGCGCTCGATGGCGTTCCTGATCGGGAACGAGAGGCTGTTGGCCTCGAACTGCAGACCCATGCACAGCGCATCACCAGCAAGGTTGGTGATCTGGTTCGCGAGCGTGATCAGCAGGATGTGGTTACCGCGATCAACACGACCCTGGAATACACGCAGCGGCTGGCGGTCACGGATCCAGAGATGGCACGGTCGATCGTGCAAAAAACGCTTGCTGCTGCCGGCCCATTCTCCGGATTGAAACCCGACCAGCTGCGCAAAGCGGAACAGGGCTGGGTCGAAGAGACGGCCTACACGCGGGCCTTCACGGCGGTCAACGCGGCCAAGAGCGACAACAAGGCGCTGTCCACGGTGGAGCAGGGCCTGGCGCAGAACACCGACCTGGACCCGCAGCGCAAGGCGGCGCTGCTGGCGCAGATCGACGGATACCGCGCCAACAACGAGGCGCGCGCCATCCGCGAAGCGCAGCGTGCCGAGATCGCCGCGCAGCGCGCACAGCGTGAGTCGTCGCAGGCCTTCAGCGTGCTGTCGAGCTGGGCGCTGTCGGGCAAGGCCGCGAACCCCGACGCCAACGCCAGCCTGGTCGCGCGGCTGACGCCGGCCGACCGCGAGGCGTACAAGGCCCTGGCCGCCGAAGTGCCGATGCGCGCCGCGGCTGCGATGCTGCCGCTGGACACGCAGCAGCAGCAGATTGACACCCTCAAGGCACAGCGCAACCAGTTCGGCACCGATCAGCGGCTGGAGCAGGAGATCAACCGCCGCGAGCAGGTGCTGAACGATGCCCGGCGCGAGTACCAGCAAGACCCGCTGCGGGCAGCGCAAGAGCGCGGCATCCTCGACCAGCCGCTGCAGCCGCTGCGCACCGACAGCATTGACGGCTTGGTGTCAGGCATGGCCGTGCGCGTGCAGCAGGCCCAGACCACGGCCACGCGCGTGGGCCGGCCGGTGTCGCCGCTGCTGAGCGAAGAAGCCGGCCGCCTGGGCGACATGCTGAACGCCCTGGCGCCGGCCCAGCGCTCACGAAGCATCGCTTCGCTCGCCGCAGTGATGCCGCCATCCATGGCACAGGCGCTTGCCGAGCAAATGAACGACAAGGACCGCGCGACTGCGCTGGCATTCAGCATGGCTGGAAGCCGCACCACCAACAACCGATTTGCTTCGGAGCTGCTGCTGCGCGGCGCACAGGCCAAGAAGGACGGCACGAGCACCAAGGGCGAGAAGGAGCCGGCGCTCAAGGCTGCCCAGTGGCAGGCCAACATCGCCGCGCAGCTCGAAGGAGTGTTTCCCCAGCAGACCTTCACCGACCAGGCCCGGGATGCCGCGGTGCTGGTGGCCCACGGGATCGCGGCAGAGCAGGGTGGGGCGTTGAGCAAGGATGACCTTCAGCGTGCCGTGCGCTTGGCCATCGGTGGCTCGCTCGAGGAGGTCAACGGGCGCCGTGTCCCAATCCCGGCCGGCTTCTCGCGGGCCGATTTGGAGAAGAGGCTCCGCACTGTCTCAACGGAGGAAATCAGGGCGCAGGCGGGCCCTACGGTGCGCGCCGCAGGAGCAGAAATTCCGGTTGCCGAGTTCGTGAAACGGCTGCCGGCCGCTGAGCTGATGCCGATGAAGCCGGGGCAGTACGTGGTGCTGGCCGAAGGGCGCCCGGTGGTGTCGCCAACCGGCCGGCCGGTGGTGATTGGACTTGGGGTGCGCTGATGGACTTCGACAACACGCAGGCGATCAATGAGCTGATCGCCAACCCGCCGCCGCTGAAGCCTGTGGCCACTACCCAGAAGTGGAACGCCTGGACCGCGCCACTACGGGCTGTGGCTGCCGGCGTGGCAGAAATGGCGGGCACCCTCTCTTCGGTGCAGCCGCAGATGGACGCCAACCGGCCCATGCCGGAGATCCTCCTGGAAGAGCAGCGGCGGTGGCAGCAGCGCTACGGTGACCGAACCGAGTCGCAGGTCATGCGGGACGTCGCGCGCGATCTGAGGCCCGATCCAAACACAGCTGGCGTCGCAGAGAACATCGTCTTTGGCCTGGGCCGAGGCCTGACCAAGGGTGCGCTGTACCTGGGGGCGGGTGGTCCGATCCTGGGCGCCGCCGCCTTTGGCGTTGACGAAGGCGCGACCACCATGGCTGACCTGCAACAGCAGGGCGTCGATGCCAACACCGCGCTGAAGGCAGGTGTTGCTGCTGGCGTTGGTGGCACCGTAGGTTTGGCGCTGCCCATGGCCGGCTCTACCGTGGGGCGCACAGTCGGGCTATGGGCCGTGGGCGGTCCCGGCGCCTTCGTTGCCCAGCAGGCAGCGACGCAGAAGATCCTGCGTGATGCCGATTACGGGCGCATCGCGGAAAGCTACGATCCGCTGGACCCGGTAGGGCTGGCTGTCGCGGCACTGGTGCCAGGCGTCTTCGCCGGCCTGCATATCAGGGGACTGCGAAGACCTGGAGAGGCCGCGCCGACGCCAGAGGCCGCCCCACCCCGCCCAGCCGTGGACCTGGATGCCGTCGACGCCGCGATGACGCACAACCTGACCGCTCAGGCAGACGCACTGGCAAAACTGCCGCCGGAAACCTTGCCGGACGATGCCCCGCTCCCAGGTCCTGTCGCAAAGCTGAAGCCTGAGCCGGAACAGGGGCTGACGCCAGAAGCGGCCCGGCCTGCCGCTGAGCAAGCCATCGACCTGCAGACCGTTTCGCCAGACTTGCCTGTGCGGGTGTCCGATGACGGGCGTCTGGTGACGGTGGACGAAGAGATGAACGCGGTGCGCCAAGACGCCCGCAACGGGTCCGACTTTGAGCTGGGCCACGACGACGCGCCGCTGCTGCAGGTCGCGGCGGAGTGCTTTCTTACGCTGTGAGCAAGAAAGGTAAGGCCAAGATCAGCATCAGGACACAGAGCGCCAGCAGCACACCGACGAAGAGGCCGTATTCCTTGATGGCACTGATAGCGCCCTTCATCGAATTGCCGCCTGCAAGATAGCCAAGGAATGCAATCCACAGCACCCCGACAAGGGCCGCTCCACCGAATATGAGGAATTGACGCATGGCCATGGATCCGAAGTGTAGGGCCGCCGTCCGCGCGGCCGCTGCAGGGCGCCAAATCAGCGACGCGAAGATCGATCTGATCGAGCAGCAACTGAGAGAGACAGGGCAGATGCTGGCCCGCCAAGACCCAGAGCGCTGGATCGGCCTGACGACGGCCCAGCGAACGCGCGAGATTGCAGCGGCAGCCATGGACCAAGTCAAAGCCGAGGCGCTGCGGAAGGAGTGGCGCGCCTCTCTGCAGGTCACGCGGTCCGCGCAGGCCGGCGCGCGCATAGAGGCCGCAATGGCGCTGAACCAGCTGACGCGCTCGCAAGGCCTGATCCGCGACATCGAGAACACCGGCCACAACATCGAAGCGGTGCGCAACGAAGCCATGTCAGGCCTGGGCGACATGATCGACGCCGCCGAGTCGGCCGACGGCACCGGGGCGCTGCGCCGCCTGGGCATGCGCTTGTTCGACCTGGACAACCCTCGCATGACCGCCGACGTGGTGCGCGAGATCTTCCGCAACGCCGACGGATCAACTGGCAATGCGGCGGCGCGCGCGGGGGCCAAGGCCTGGTTGGCCACGATCGAGCGCATGCGCGTCCGCTTCAACGAGAGCGGCGGCAACATCGGGCGCTTGGCCTACGGCTACCTGTCGCAGGCTCACGATCAGGTGAAGGTGCTGACCGCCGGTGCCGAGGCCTGGGCTGACGCGGTGCTGCCGCTGCTGGACCGCCGGCAGTACGTGAACGCCGACGGCTCGCGCATGACCGACGCGCAGGTGGGTGAACTGCTGCGCAACGCCTGGAAGACCCTGGCCACCGGTGGAGACAACAAGGTGGATCCCGGGCAGTTTCGCGGCCAGGGTGCGCGTGCCAACCGTGGCAGCGATCACCGCGTGCTGCACTTCGCGGACGGCGATGCGTGGATGCGGTACATGGAGCAGTTCGGCCAGGGCTCGCTCTACGACGCCATGGTGGGGCACGTCGGACGCATGGCGCGGGACATTGGCTTGGTCGAGGCTTATGGGCCAAACCCCGAGCAGACGTTCCGCGTGTTGAACGACCTGGCCCGCCGCGACGATGCCAAGGGCAAAATCGGTGACTTCCTTTCCAACCGCAGCGCCGGCAACACCCCGCAGGCCTACTGGGATCTGGTGTCCGGCGTGACGGGCACGCCAGTCAATCCGGCGCTGGCGCGAGCCGGCCAGAGCACTCGCAACGTTTTGACGGCCGCAAAGCTGGGCGGCGCGGTGATCAGCTCGTTGACGGATGTGGCCACCATCGCCCAGGCGCTGCACTTCAACCGCCTCGGCTATTTCGAGATGCTGCAGAACGTGAAGGGCCAGGCGGATCCGCAAGTGCGCGATTTCCTCCAGGCACACGGGATCATCGCCGAATCGCTGGCCAGCTCTTTGGGGCGATGGAGTGGAGAGGCTGTGACCAGCGGCATTTCTGCGCGCTTTGCAGGAGCTGTGATGAAGGTGCAACTGCTGGGCGTGTGGACCGACGGGCTCCGCGGCGCCTTCTCGCAGACGCTGATGGCAGGCCTCGCGCGCACCGCGAAGAAGAACTGGGCGCAGCTGGACGAGTGGGATCGCTACCTGCTGCAGCGAAAAGGCTTGACCGAGGACGACTGGAACATCATCAGCAAGGCCCAGCCGACTGAGTTCGAGGGGCGCACCTACCTGACCGGTGAGGCAGTGCGGGCAACCGGCCTGCCCGGCGCCGACCAGGCGGCCACCAAGCTGCTCGGCTTCATCGTGGACGAAGGCCAGTTCGCTGTGACGAACCCGGACATGGCAACGCGAGCCATCACCACGGCCGGCGGCCGGCCGGCTGGCACGGTGGGCGGGGAGCTTGCGCGCAGCGTGGCTCAGTTCAAGAGCTTCCCGCTGGCGCAAATCACCCGCCACTGGCGCCGCATGTTGGAGACCCCGCAGGGCCTGGAGGGCGCGCCAGCGTTGTACGGTGCGAACACGCGCATGGGTGCACTGAGCAACCGCATGATGCTGCTGGCCGTGGCGAACGTCACAGGCATGATGCTGGGCGCCGTGGTGTTGCAGGTGAAGTCGCTGCTGCAAGGCAAAGACCCGGCCGACATGACCGAGGGCAAGTTCTGGCTTCGCTCGCTGGCGCAAGGCGGTGGCATGGGGTACCCCGGCGACCTCCTGCTGAAGGATCCGACCGAGTCGCGGTCCAACACTGCGCAGCAGGCGGTCGGCTCGGTGCTGGGGCCGACGGCCGGGACTGCTGCCGGCATCTTGGGCGACCTGGTTGTCACCAATGCCTGGCAAGCGGCCAAGGGCAAGGACACGGATCTTGGCGCTGAAGCGCTGCGGATGGGTATTGGTCTGGTGCCAGGCAACAACCTGTGGTGGAGCCGACCGCTGTTCGATCGCTGGTTTTTGTTCGCTGCGCAAGAAGCGTTGAATCCAGGCTACTTGGGGCGCATGCAGCAGCGCGCGATGAAAGACTACGGCCAAGGCTTCTGGTGGTCTCCAGACGAGGCCTTGCCGGACCGCGCCCCGAACTTCGAGGGCATGGTCGGGCAGTGACTAAGGAAGCTTTGGAGGCTTTGGAGGCTTTGGAGGCTTTGGCTGCGCTGCGCGGTCAGCTCTCAAAGTATCGATCATGGCTTGGCGCCCGAGCTTCGCGTAGCGCTGCACCCCACGCTCCATCATCTCCCGAAGATCCTCTGGGGTGTTGGGCGGCAAACGTCCAGTGCTGGCCTCGAGGGACTTGCTCAAGGCCTGCCGCCGCACTGCCTCATTGAGCTCTCGCCACTGCGGGATGTCTTTGGCAAATCGCGTCAAGGCTTCGGAGCTTGGCGGCAGGGCCTCAAGGATGCGTTCAAAGTGCATCGCGATCAAACCAGCCAAATACAACCCGCCCTCTGTGCGCGACTTCTCAACTTCCAGGGCGCGCTCAAGATCCTCAACGCGGGAAGCGTCGGCGCGCCCATCCAGTGACGCTTGAAGCCGGGCGACGATCTCCGAGTTCATCGATCGGCCCGCCGCCTTGGCGGCATCTGCGATGCGTTCGCGCATCCCATCCGGAAGCCGGAGCATGAACTTGTCCGCAGCGTCAGAGGGAAATGTTTTGGAGGTAGCCACAGCCTATTGTAGTGGCGACTCGCTATAGCTAAAAACGATAGCGATTCGCCACCATCAGACGTGGACTCAATAGAGTCAAGTCGCTATCATGAAAGCGTGTCGAGTCGCTACCACTTCGAAGGAGAGAACATGGCAACCAGCGCAACCCAAGACGACTACGCAAAGACCGCGCTTCGACTTCCCCGCGACCTGCACAGGGCCGTGCATGAGGCGGCCAAGCAGCAGGACCGCAGCTTCAACGGCCAGATCGTGGCGCTGCTGCGCGCCGCGCTCGCGCCGGTGAAGCAAGGGGCTTCGCAATGAAGCCCACCAAGATCAACCCCAGCGCCTTCATCGAGTTCGATGCTGAGGGCGACGACGCGGCCAACGGCAACGTTGTGGGCATGGATGCATGGACGAGCCTGGCTGAAGGCAAGACGCCAGACGAAGCCGCGAAGGCCATGACCGAGGCGCTCATGGAGGCGGCGATGTTCGAAGAACGTCCCACGGCCGCCGCCGTGATCTACGGCGCCGTGCATCTGCTGCTCGAGGTCGCCCAACGCCCGAAGGTGGCTTGATGAACCCCCTCACCATCGCGGGCACCGAGATCCGGATGGACGGTGACGGACGGTTTTGCCTGAATGACCTGCACCGAGCCGCCGGCCGTGCACGGAAGGACCAGCCGAACCACTTCCTTGCGCGCAAGGAAACCCAAGACATGGTGGCCGAGTTGCTGTCCGAGCAAGGCTCGGAGGGGCCTCCCGGAATTCCGGGAGGCCCCATCAATGTCCTCAATGACGGGCACAACAACGGCACCTACGTGGTCAAGGAGCTGGTCTACGCCTACGCGATGTGGATCAGCCCCAAGTTCAGCCTCCAGGTCATCCGGGCTTACGACTCCATGGTCATGGACGAGTTGGGCCGACTGAACGGACTCCAGTGCAAGGCGATGCGCGCTGAGCTCGAATTCCTGAAGGGCATGCAGGAAGCCAGCCGGTGCGGCTTGGCGCTGCGCCGGTGGCAGCAGTCCAAGCCAGCGCTCGAGCAGACGATGGAAGAACTGCTCAACGAGCTGCAGCCCGGCCTGTTTCGGGCAGACCACTGATGCCCCAAAAGGAGAAGCCCCGGCGCTGGCAGGCGTCGAGGCTTCGAGGTGAAACCACTCTGACGAGAGAAGGAATCGACATGGAAAGTACCACAAACGTGATCGCGCTGCCAACGGCGGCCCCAGAACGGGTCGTCAACCAGGTTCCCAGAGGCCGGCGCGCGCGCGGCGGCAAGGTGACGCTGGCCTGCGACCTGGTGCGCCGCCGCTACCAGCGCACACAGGCCGCGCGCAAGGCTGAAACGACGAGCGAGGCGGCCGATGCCTTCAAGCGCGGCTATGAGATGCAGAAGCTGGAATCCGCGCTCGCTGCGGCGCTGCTGGGTGATCCCGTTGTTCGCCGCGTTGTCATGGACATTGTCGGCGGCAACCTGCGATTCAACTGAGGTATGCACATAGCCACCACAGAGACCGAGCCCGAAACCTCCACTCCTTCTTTCTTGCTCCCTGCGGCCCGACAATCCAGCCGGTGACAAGGAGCGTGTGACATGCGTGCTGACCAGTTCGAGAAGCTGCAGCGGCTGGAAGAAAAGCTGATCGACGTGTTCATCGAAGAGGCCGACCCGGCCGGCTGGCCTGGCCAGGGCCTGAAGCTGGGCGCCATGGATTCGCAGACGCGAGGTGATCTGTACTGGACCCGCAAGACCGCCGCGTCGGTGCTGGTGCTGGCGCAGAAGGTCGGTGGCCTGGTGTCCACCGCGCAGCAGCGCGCCGCCGGCACATTGCCGCCGGCAGGCGAGGGCGGCGAACAGCCGGCCGGCGAGGACGAAGGCGCCCAGCTCGACACGCTGGTCGACAGCGCCGAGCGCGAGGCCCTGCGCCTGATGCGCGAGCTGCAGGGCGCCGGTGGCAAAGCAGCCTTCGACCGGAAGGTGCATGGCCGAGGCTGAAGCCCCGGCACCTGACGCGCCGGCCGCACCACGGCCGCCGGTGAGCTTTCTCACGTTCTTCGTGCTGTGGGCGCGGCACATGGGCTGGACCGTGCCTCTGCTGCACGTGCGCATCTGCCTGTGGCTGGAGACCTGCACGGCGCCCGAGCGGGTGCTCATGGTCTTCCGCGGCGCGGCCAAGTCTACGATCTATGCGGTCTACAAGGCCTGGAAGCTGTACCGCAACCCGTCGCGCCGCTCGCTGGTCTGGTCGGCTGACGGCCCCACCGCCGAGATGCTGACGGCCGACGTGATCAACGTGCTGCGCAACCACCCGCTGACCGGGCACCTGCTGGGAGGCCGCAAGCCGGGCCGCAAGCGCTTCTGGGTGAACGGCGCCAGCGACATGCGCAATGCAAGCATGCGGTCGGTGGGCGTGGACTCCAACGCCACCGGCGCGCGGGCCGACGATGTGGACTTCGATGACATCGAGGTGCCCGGCAACATCGAGACGCCCGAGGCGCGCCAGAAGCTGCGGTACCGGATCAGCGACAGCACGCACATCCTGGTGCCGGGCGGCCAGGCGACGTACATCGGCACGCCGCACACCATGGACTCGATCTACCCCGAGCAGATCGCCGGCGGGGCCGAGGTGCTGACGATCCCGCTGTTCGAGCACATGGTGCGGCACAGCGAGACGGCCGAGCGCACGCGGTACCGCTTCGACTTCACGCCTGGTGCTGACGGCCTGTACGTGATGACCGGCATCTACCAGGGCGCCAAGCTGCTGGTGCAGGGCCGTGATTACCTCGTCGAGGGCAACGAGGTGGTGTTCCCGGCGCCGCCTGGCGCAGTGGTCGACATCTGCGCGGGCTGCGCCTGGCCGGAGCGCTTCACGCGCGACGAGATCCAGCTGCGCCGCCGCAAGACGCGCACGCTGAACGCCTGGGACAGCCAATACTTCCTCAAGGCCAAGCCGCTGACCGACATCCGGCTGGACCCGGACCGCCTGCCGCTGTACGACTGCGAGCCCGAGTTCCGCACCGCCAACAAGCGGCTGCAGCTGTGGCTGGGCACGGCGCGCATCGTCGGCGCCGCGCTGCGGTGGGACCCGTCCAGCGGCAAGACCAAGAGCGACGTGAGCGCGCTGGCCCTGGTGCTGCAAGACGACCGCGGCTGCCGGTACTGGCACCGTGCCATCGCGCTGGAGGGCAACGTCGCCGACTACGACGAGCGCACCGGCAAAGAGATCGTCGGCGGCCAGGTGTGGGCCATCTGCGGGGTGGTGGCCAAGTTCGGCGTGCGCCGCATCACCGTGGAGACAAACGGCGCCGGCACCTTCGCGCCGGCCGTGCTCAAGGCGGCGCTCAAGCAGCTCGGGCTGGTGTGCGGGGTCAAGGAGATCCACGCCACCGAGAACAAGAACCGGCGCATCTTGGAGGCCATGGAAGGCCCGATCCAGTCCGCCATGCTGTGGGCGCACGTCAGCGTGGCCGACGGCCCGGCGTTCCCGCAGATGCGCAGCTGGAACCCCGCGGTGCGCGAGCAGCCCGACGATCACCTGGACGCCTGCGCGGGCGCGATCGACGACCAGCCCGAGCGCCTGATCCCGCAGGCTGGCGCGGCCGGGCAAATGTCCGGGATTCACGACGCGCCCCAAAACGAGGATTGGCGCCCGGCAACCGGGGTGTTCGAGGCCGAGCTGGAAATGGACTGATCCGACAGCGCCTGCCCCGCGCGCCACAGCGCACAAGGGCACAACATGGCGGTCGGATCGGGCACCCCGTACAACATTCACATCGGCAACGGCGTCACCAGGACGTTCGGCTACGGCTTCACGCTGCTGGATGCCGACGACCTGGTGGTCACCATCGACGGTGTGGCCACCAGCGCCTACACCATCACGGGCCTGGGCGTGGCTGCCGGCGGCACGGTGGTGTTCAGCACGGCACCGGCCAGCGGCGCCAAGATCATCCTGCAGCGCGTCATCCAGCTGGTGCGCGCCACCGACTACCAGGACGACGGCGACCTGCTGGCCGACACGCTGAACGACGACTTCAACCGCCTGTGGATGGCGGTGCAGGGGGTCAGCGCAGGAGACGCCCGCTCGATTCGAGCGCCGTTCCCCGAGGTGCTCAACGACCTGCCCGCGGCGGTGGATCGGGCCGACAAGATCCTGACGTTCAACTCCGCCGGGCAGCCCATCTTGACGGCACCAGTGGCTGGGACCGCGGGCGCATTGGCCACCGACTTGGCCAGCACCGCCAGCGCCACCAAGGGCGCCGGCATGGTGTACCTCAACGTTGCGCTGTCGTACCCCGCCGGCTCTCTGGGCGCGCACGCCTGGAACAAGGTGTATGTCAGCAGTTTCCCGTTCTTGGCGACTGGTGATGGAACCACTGACGACTCGGCCGCTTTTGCATCCGCTGTAGCTTTTGTCGCAGCCAACGGCGGGGATCTCCATCTGGACCGTGGCAAGAACTACAAGATCACGACTGGCAACATCGAAGGCAGCCATGTTGCGCGCCTGATTGGCGACGAATCTCGCTCGTCGCGCATCACCTTCACCGGTTCAGGAACGCTGTTTCATAACCTAGGCGGCGCTTACGGATTCAGCATCTACGGCAACAACAAAGCTGGCGCGCAAATCGGCATCAAAAACGAAGACTGGTATCGCGAGCGAATCAGCAACTGTGAATTTCACCTGCTTGGCAAGGGCATCCAGATTTCAGGCTCCGGCCAAACAGTAGAAGATAACTACTTCAGTTATTGCGGCATCGGTCTGCATGTGTATCGGCAGACAAGCCTGGCGGCTGCGACCACCACGTTCACGTCACGGAAGAACTGGTTTGAAGGGAACAACAAGGGCTTGTGGTTCGACTCTGCCGGCTTGGCTGACGGGGTGCTCGCATGCCAATCCGTTGACGACATCTTCCAGCTCAATACCGGCTATGGCTTGCTGATCGACAAGGCGAACTTCCCCTTCATCCTCATCAACCCATACACGGAGCAGAACTGCACAACGCCGGGCTGGTACGCCATCGCCTGCACGGATGCAAGTTACATCATCTGGGACGGCGGCTACCAGATGGCCGGCGATGTGAACAGCTTTGGAACGACCTCGGTCGTCATTCGCCGCACGATCGACGGCATTTCAGCCAAGGGTCGCTATCGCATCACCAACGCGGACGGAACAAAGGTTTTCGTGGATGTGCAGCCCGATGTGAATCTCACGACGCTGCTGGCCAAGACTGGTACTCAGCGGATGCTGTTCTCCGGCGGCGCATACTCCGAGACGGGGACCGGCCGCGTGGAGATCCAGGGCGGCATCGGTGACGTTGGTTTCCGATACGGCAACTATTGGCAAAGCGCACGCACCAGCACGACCAGCGACGGCTGTGTGATGTCGCTAGGTGTCATCACGCGCGGCTCTGTCACCGACAGCTACACCGACCTGCTTGCCATTGATGACGCAGGCCCGGTGTACCCCGGATTCGACAACTCGCAGACCCTGGGCAAGTCCGGCAAACGCTGGTCTCAGCTTTACGCCGGCACGGCCACGATCAACACGTCGGACGAACGCGAGAAGCAGGACATCGGTGCCATTCCCGACGCGTGGCTTGATGCGTGGGCTGATGTGCAGTGGGTCCGGTTCAAGTTCAAAGACGCGGCAGTCAGCAAGGGTGCTGATGGTGCGCGCTGGCACATCGGCATGGTGGCCCAGCGGGTTCGAGATGCGTTTGCTGCCCGCGGGATCGATGCACTTGCCATCGGCCTACTGTGCTACGACGAGTGGCCGGGCTCACCTGAGGTGCTGGACGACGAGGGCACCGTCACCATGCCCGCCGCGCCTGCCGGCAACCGCTGGGGCATCCGCTACGAAGAAGCGCTGGCGATGGAAGCCGCGTTGATGCGCCGCGAACTGAATCGGCTGAAGGCTCAACACTGAGAGGCAAGCATGCTCACCTACATCCTGATCGCATCCGCATCCGCCCTAGTCGGCGGTGGCATCGTGGCCTGGCGCCTGCGCGGTGACCGCTCCCTGATGGAAACCGGCAAGGCCGTGATCCTCGGCGGCGGTGGCCCTGGCCCGAGGCAGCCGAAGTGAGCGCGCTGCTGCTGCTGGTCGGCGTGTGGTGGGCGCATTACGCCTACTACCGCTGGCCCAGCTCTGGCGATCAGCAGTGGGCGCACTACATCGGCTCGCATGCGCTGCTGGTGCTTGCCCTGGTGCTGCTGGTGCCGCAGGCGGCCCGGTCACGCTGGGCGGTAGCCGCGGTGATCGGTCCCATCGCCTGCTGGTGGGGCGCCATCGAGTCCGCGCAGGCCGCTGTGTGCGGCTACATGCAGTGGGGCACGCTGCCCGCCGCTGACCTGTGCGTGTCAGCGCTGGGCGTGTGGCCCTATGCCCTGGCCGCGGCCCTGTCCATCGCCACCCTGGTGGTGGCCCATGTCTGGAGGCGCCGTCATGGCTGAGCCACACGCAACCGGCGGCGCGGCGCTGCTCGTCGTCGCCACCGCGGCCCTCGGCCCCATCGCGGGCGAGTGGACGCTGATCCTGGTGGGCGGCTTCCTCGGCGGCTGCCTCGCGGCCACGTCGGCAGAGACGGCCGGCCTGCGCGCCGCGGTGACCGTCCTGGCGCGCGGCATGGTCGCTGCCACGCTCTTCACCAGCATCGCGGCTGTTGTAGCCGCATCGCTGACAAGCATTTCGGTGGACGCACTGCTGCTGCCTGTCTCCGGCGCCATGGCCTGGCAGTTCGACCGGCTCAAGGATCTGGCGCTGGGCTTTCTCGGCCGCCGCGGAGGTGCCTGATGGACTGGATCAACATCATGTTAGGCGCCGGGATCATCTGGACCTGCCTCTGCCGGATCAAGCGCATGAGCGCCGCAAGCACGCTGGCCACCGTGCGCTACAGCGTGTCGCTGCTGGCTGCGGCCGGCCTGGTGCTAATCCTGGCCGCCACGGTGCGCCCGCACTGGCACGACACGGCGCTGACGTTCTTGGCGCTGGCGATGCTCTGCGTACAGGCCAGCACATCGCGCCTGTGGCGCCATCGAGTGCCCGAGCCATTCAGCCGGCCCGGCGGCCTGGACGAGATCGATTCGGACTGGCTGCCCAGCATCACCGGAGGCAAGAAGTGAAGCTCAACGACCGAAGTGAAGACCGCCTGAAAGGCGTCAACGACGACTTGGTGCGCGTGGTGCGTCGGGCCGCCGAAATCACCGACGTGGATTTCGTGGTCACCGAAGGCCTGCGCACGAAGGAGCGGCAGGCGCAACTGGTGGCCAAGGGTGCCAGCCGCACCATGAACAGCAAACACATCGTCGGCCGGGCCGTTGACTTGGCCGCCGTGGTGGACGGCGAAGTGCGCTGGGACTGGCCGCTGTACCACAAGCTGGCCGACATCATGAAGCGCGCGGCGGCTGAACTGAGCGTGCACATCGCCTGGGGCGGTGACTGGGTGACGTTCAAGGACGGCCCGCACTTCGAGCTGCCATGACCCCGCTGCGCTACGCCGCCGCCGGCCTGCTGGTGCTGCTGCTGGGCCTGCTGGCCGTGCAGACCGGCCGCCTGCAGCGCGCCGAGACCGCGATCCAGACCGAGCGCGCCGGCCGCGCGCAGGACAAGGCCGCCGCTGCCATGGCCGCCGCGAGTGCCGTGATGGCCGCCCGGGCCGAGGAACAGCGGCGCACCGCCGCGCAACAGGAGGCCGCCCATGCTGCCCAGACCGATGCCGCGCGTGCGCGCGCTGATGCCGTTGCTGCTGCTGGCAGCGCTGACCGGCTGCGCCAGCACGTCGCCGCCCTTGCCGCCAGTTGTGGTGACGCCGCCAGCGATTCCGCCGCTGCCGCGGGAAGCGCGCCAGCCGCCGGTGCCGGCCTGGTGCTCGCCGACCTGTTCCGCAGGGCTGACGAGCGCTCGGGACAGCTGGCTGAGTACGCCGATCAAGCTCGGATCGCCGGCCAGGCCTGCGAGCGGGCCTATGACGCCCTGAGGTAGCCATGCCCTGCGCGCTCTGCGGTTCCTGGGAGCAGAACCGGTCGTCGTGCCCACTGGAGTGCGGCCTGCCGCGCGCAGACGACTTGCTGGACCTGATCGAACTGGGCGAGGTACTCGACGCCCCGCCGGCCCCGCCGCCAGACCGTCAGGAGAAACCATGCCGATGATCCGGCACGAGGTGACCACCTCCATCCTGCGGTTCTACGAACGGGAGAGCAGCGCCAGCACGCCGCCGTTCGACGCCACGTGCGTGGTGCAGTGGGAGACGCCCCGCATCGTGTGGCTGAAAGCGTTCCACGGCCGGCTGACGCGCTCGCTGCTGCGCTGCCTGCTGGAGTGGCTTGCCGAGAACGGCATCCACACCGTGAAGGCGTACCGCGATGCGGCCCACCACCTGCCCTTTGGGCGGCTGCAAGACGATGGGTCTACGGTAATCGACGTGGCCGACCTCGTGGACCGCTTCACGCGGCGCACGGCCAGCACCTGGGGCGACCTGACGTGATGCCTGACCGGGATGCGGTGCGCCAGGCCACCGAAGCCGCGGCGCGCGAGGGCCGTCCGTACTGCCCGCACGATGCCTGGGCTGTGAGCCGGGCGGCGCTGCTGGCTGAGATGTGGGCGGCGCGGCGGTGATTTCACCGGGAAAGCCACCTCGCGAGGCCGCATGAATGCTCGGCCCCATCGCGCGTCTGTATTCCCACGGACAGCCCGCAAACCCGCATGGATGCTCGATCCATGCCTTTGATTGTGATTCTGGTCGTCGTGGGTTCGAGTCCCATCAGCCACCCCATCCCAGCGTTTCATCAGGTCCCATGCCGGACCGAACTTCCCGCTAAATCAACGACTTAGACAGTCGCTTGAGTCAGGAAGGCTCCTGCCGTCCCACGGCAGCGCAGCGAAGTTGGGGGAACATCTGGGGGAACAAATGGCGTGTTCGCAGCCATTTGATGTTTTGTTCCCCCATGCTCACCGACAAGCAGTGCAAGAACGCGAGTTGCGACGCGGGTAGGCCCCGCGTGCGCCTGGCCGATTCCGGCGGTCTGTACCTGGAGGTCTCGCCCTCTGGGTCCAAGCGCTGGTTCTGGAAGTACCGCTTCGACGGGAAGGAGAAGCGCCTTGCCCTCGGGGGCTATCCAGATCTGGGTCTGAAGGAGGCCAGAGTCGCACGTGATGATGCGCGCAAGCAACATCAGTCGGGCGCAGATCCGGTGCTCTCGCGGCAGGTGGAGCGCCTCAGTTCCCGGTTCGACGCCAACGCCAGCTTCGAGGTGACCGCGCGCGAGTTCCACGCGACAAAGAAGGTCGGCTGGAGCGATCACTACGCCAAGCGCTGGATGGAGCGCCTCGAGAAGGACATCTTCCCCTGGCTGGGCAAGCTTCCGCTCTCCCAGATCGGCGCACCGATGCTGCTGCAGACGCTGCGGCGCGTCGAGGCACGTGGCACGCGCGAACTGCCTCACTCTCTGCTGGAAGCCTGCGGGCAAGTGTTTCGATACGGCGTTGCGACCGGGCGTTGTGAGCGCAGCCCCGCTTCGGATCTGCGCGGCGCACTGAAGCCGGTGCTGACGAGGCACGTCTCGGCGATCGTCGAACCGGATCAGGTCGGCGACTTGATGCGCGCGATCGACGGCTACCACGGTCACCCCGTCACCCGGGCGGCACTGCTTCTGTCGGCGCTGCTCTTCCAGCGGCCAGGGAACATCCGGCAGATGGAGTGGGCCGAGCTGGATCTCGAGGCAAGGATGTGGGCGATACCCTCCGCCAAGATGAAGCGGACAAAGCGGGAGAAGATCAACGGAAGGCCGCATCTGGTTC